AGAGCGGCGATGCAGAGGGGGGGTACGGCATGCGGACCCCCTCCCCCCTACCTTTTAAAGCGTGGAACCCTCCCACATCCGAGACGCGATTCAGCCAGAACGTTCATGGTTGAATTAAGGTCGATCGGATGTGGGAGGGGCACTTTTTTTTGGAGGGGGGTCAAAATCAGGATTGATCGGAACCGGGGGGTTTCATCACCTTAATGTAATTACCGGTGAGGTTAAACTCCAGGATCTCATCAATTCCATCATTTAAAGCAAGTTGTTGATCAGCTTCCGACAACTCGCTTGAGGTACGCACCACCCTGGCCAGGTAGGAGGGGGTGTGGTATCCTTCTCGTGCATCAAACGCAAACCATTGTTCCCATTGTGTGAATGGATTGAATGGATTGTCTGATGTCGACAGCATGTACTCTTCCATTGTCGTCACCTACTTCATGCTTGAGGTTAGGGTGGACACTGGCACACCAAGGATAGCTGCTACCTCTGATGGTGTGCGACCACTAGCCAGCAGGTTGCGGGCACGCTGCTGCTTAGCTGTTGTCATCACCTTGTTCTCCCTCGGTGTTGCTAGCTTCTTGACCTCCTGGATGTCACTGTGATTCAGGATCTGTGTCAGCTTGTTGTTGCTGACAGCACCAGACTGGATGGCTTCCCACTCTTTTGGAGTGATGACCACGCGATCCTTGTTAGCTCCTGTGCGAACTCTTGCAGTCTGCAACGCCTTAGCTGAAACCTTCTTCAGCTCATCCTTCTGCATGTCAGGATTGGCATCACGCTTCTGCTTCACCACAGCGTTGGCAATCACCTGGGCCTGGCGTTCTCTCGGCGCATTCTTCAACGCAACATTCAACTTCGCGTTGAGACTGTCCACCTCCCGGGAGTACACCTTCTTAGCGGACGGAGAATAGGGAATAGGCTTAGTCGAAACCATAGCCTTCCGAGCTTCGTTACCCATAGCCTTAAGCTTGTTCGCATGATCACCATAGATCTTCTCGATCTTGGTTCCAGACGAAAGACTGTGAGCATCCTTAGCTTCAGCACCCTTGGTAGTACTTGTCAGAGAAGGAACCCACTTCTCAGTAACAGTACCATCCTTCTTAGTCGTACGCTTAGTGTACCCTTTACCAGTCTCCTTGTAGATCTTCTCCCCAGTATCAGGATCAATCTTGTAGCCCATCTGACGATGAGGAACCTTAAGCTCAGACGTACTCCGAGAGACAAGAGTAGAAGCACCCTTAGTCTCACCACCTTGGTACTTAGCCTTGAGCTGAGGAATCCCATTGTTGATGGCAGACTGCTTGTAGTTGAGCTTATGTTTCTCAGCATCAATCACAACCATAGAGTGACGAACAGCCCTAGCAATCTCCGAAGTGTTCGCACCCTTGATCGTCATGTCAGTAATCAGGTTAGAGACATTACCCATCTCCAACTGAGTCTGACGAGAAGTCATAGGCTTCATACCCTCATAGGCAGGATAGCTAGTCTTCGGATCAAAGCCCTTCAGACCCTCAAGAGCAGGAGTACTCTTGATCTTCCCATGATTGTTCGGGATCACAACAACAGAGTCGCCATCGAAGTCAGCACCAGACAGACGCTCAGCAACCTTAGAGTTGATACCCACGGCATCGACAGCATTACCCAACAGACGCTTAGCATCGGGATGCTTGTTGTTCACAGTGAGCTCAGGAATCTCAAAGGTTCCACCATGAGGATAGCGAACCAAAGCTACACGATCACCGTTCTTGTAGGTGGGCGCATAGATCTCGGTATCCTTCAGACTATTCACAGGAAGGATGACCTTCGTAGCCTGATCCTTCATGGCCGCACCCTTAAGGTGTACAGCCGCAGCATCCACATCATCAGCGTAAGACTGAAGAAGCTTAGTCTTAACAGCAGGGTTTGTCAGAGAAAGAATCTCATCCAACTCTGCACGCTTACTTGTTGCGACCTTGTCGAGCTGCTCCTTAGCCAGAGTGTGCTTCTGCTTCGAAAGCATCTGAGACGCAGTAGAGTTACTCCACTCAGTCCAGTCACCAGCCTCATTCACAATGTTCAGCTTACCGCGCTGACCACCAGGCTTGATCGTAGCTCCGAAAGGATTCTCCATGTCAATCGAACCATCAGGCAAAGTCTTCAGAGGCTTCAGAGCATCCTTAGGATTGCCAGTGTTCGACTTGTTCGTATTGAACACAACATCCACGCCAGGAGGCATGTTGCTATCGAGGACAGCCATACCCTTGATGTAGTGAGTGCCGTCCACAGCGATTCGAACCTGAGCGTAATGAGAACCACCCATGTCGAGATCAGCAACACCCGGACGAATGGACATCATACCATCCGAAGCTGTGCCACCATCCTCAGCATAGTTGATCTTCAAACGATCCATAGAAAGCATCTCAGGCGGACGAACACTCACAGGACCATCATCCGTAAGCTTCACAGCTACAGACTTAATGTCCTGCATGTTGGTGACGACATCCTTGTAGGTCGTACCCTCCTTAGCCAGAACGATGACGTTAGTCTTCTGACCGGAACCACCAACCTGTTCAACCTGAACGTTCTGGATCACATAACCTTCATTACGAAGAGCAGTCAGAGCTGTGTCGAACTGAGTACGAGACATACCAACGTACTGCTCGACGCCAGCACCAACGTCCAAGTAACCGCCATCAGCGATGTGTTCTTTGAGCATCTCGGTCGTAGCTTTGAGCTGGTTTGCACGATCGGTGGCACCAGGCTGCAGAAGCGAACGAACCGAAGACTCGCCAGGAAGACCCATTTGGTCAGCGATAGCCTGATAGGACATTCCCTTAGCACGAAGACGTTCGGCCTGAGAGACGTTAGCCGCACGAAGTTCATTCGAAGCGATGGATTGCAGAGCACGAAGATCCTTGAGCGAGATATCCATACCCTTAGCAATCTGAGTCTCAGTCAGACCTTCGGCTTTCATGGCGTTGACCATGCCCAGGAACGAGCGATGATTCTGTTCAGTGTTCCCACCCGAACCCCAAGGGTAACGGCCGGAACGTCGTAGGATCCCATAGTGAGCCAAATATGATTCTTCGTCAATGATCACGCTACCACCTCCGTTCTACTTGGTATTCGGTTAGGATTCCTGCTTGATCCGCTCGATGAGCTTGTCAAACGTGATGATCCGATCCATGATGTGAAATATGGTATCTCGCTCAGGGTCGTGAACGATGATCTCGTCATTCTGGTAGATCCGAAGTTCCATCTCGATGTCGAAAGGTTTGAAACCGTACTCGAGACAGAAGAATGCCGAATAGATCTCAAGCTGCTCGATCGAAGCTTTGTTAATGCCAGTCTTCAGATCGTGAATGCGAAGCTTGTTCTTTCTGAAAGAGATAGCATCGGCAGTACCGAAGGCGTTGTCAGAATATACCAACGTCTGTTCAGGGGTCATGCGGAAGCCGATTGCGTCGTTCACATAGCTGTTCAGAGTCTGCTTGTTGTTTGGAAGCTTGACTCCCAAACGAATCAGATCAGAAGCCAACTCGTGAAGCTCAGTACCACGACGAACTGACTGAATGTTCAGAAAGTTGTCGATGAGCTTCTCTTCAGAATATCGAACCCAGTGGTACTTGCTAGCCGAGAGGTAAGCGTGTTTACCCTCGAGATGCAAATGCCTGTTGAAGTCCACGTAGTACATCCTTTTCGTTTTCCGGATAGACGCAAGCTGAGAACGACATAGAGTTCATCTTCTCGATGTACCACTCTTGGTTCGGCTCAAATGCTTGGTCAGAGGTCGGGCGCTTGGCTTTGACTTCCAGAGTCGCCCACTTGTCCTCGTGTAATATGGTTAGGTCCGGGATTCCTTGAATGAAGCCAGAATCATTCTTCATGATGATCGAATCGGGGAAGAGCTTTCTGAGCTTCCTGATGAGACCCGCTTGGTAAGCACTCTCACGCATCAGGACCTCCTAGAACCAAAAAGTAGAATGCAGGATGCACGGATTCAAGGCCAAAAAGGTAGGCCTTTCTATTATAGCGCATGTATTCCGTGCAGCTTAATACTTATTGGAGCATTTGGAGGTGGAATCCTTGTGGGAATATGGAATCGTTGTTCACCATGTTCTGATAGGCAGTGGCTTCGACGATCCCATACTTCACACAAGCGTCTCTCAACGTTCCAAAGACTTCTCCTGTCTCTTCGATGTAGACCGACACGTTGAGTGGCGGTGTGTTGAACATTCGGTTGTACTCAACCACGAACCATCGTGGACGCCAGGCAAGGTTTGAAGCAAAGCAGTTCGAACGATCGCCATCAAGCTGGATGACAGAGTTGAACGCTTCATTGGGCGGGTTGCCCAAATATGCTTGAGCTACCAAGAGCGAGACCTTCCTCGTGTAGGCCTTGTCTCCTCGACTGAGATCAATGATCAGATCTCCTTGGTTGTTGAGTCGAGTGCTCTTGGGCGTTGGCTTGTCCTTGTTTCGAATCAAACCCTCAGGACTCACAACGTACTGAGGGAAGCCAACTACTGGTTGCCAGATCTCCACTTTTCTCCTGTTTCGGACGTCTCGTCAAATCTGACAGATTCTGCCTAAAAACTCTTTGTAAGAACGACTTTAATACGTATAATAAGTATTTAAGTCAACTAGTGAGAAAGTTTTTAGGCTCAAAAGTGTCAGATTCGTCAAGATTTTGGGCTTAATACGTGTTTTTCGATACGTATTAAGGTCTTTTCACTCAAAACCTTAAAGTTTCCTGAGAATCTGTCATCAAAGCATGTCTCAATTTTGTACCCTCACAGAATCGGACATTACGGTCATCGATCAGATTCGTCAAGATTTGTCAGTCAAATATGTCAATCCTTCCACACTCCAAAGTCAGTCTCGTTGAAGTTCTTCTTGTTCCTCAAAGCGCGACTGATCGCCTTGTCAATCCGGCTCGTACTGACAAGCACGTAATAGTGCAAGTCTTTGTGCGGCGTGTTGAGTCTGTCGATTCGTCCCTGTGCTTGCTCGTAGTTGCGGTACGAATATGTCTGCGAATAGAAGCAGATCGCGTCAGTCTCCACACAGTTCCACGCCTCAGCGCCAGCCACGTACTGCACCAAATATAACCACTTGTCGCCAGTCGGCACAGGCTCATGCTTGTGGCCATTCCACTCAGCCACAGCCCATCCTGGTAGATCGTCAGCCAGCGTCCTGAGAGTCTCCAACTCGTAATCGAAGTTATAGAACACGATCAAGCGTGGGTGCTTGTTCTTGACCAGATCAATGACTGCAGCTTTACGCGACTCGTGAGAATATGCCACCTTACGCATCATCGCGAACATCTCACCCATGTCTCTGAGTGGACGCTGCTCGAAAGGGTGCCAGCGCTTCTCCATCACAGTCTTCATCATCTCGACATCATGATCACAGACCGTACGATGGATGTGTCGTGTGGTGTGCCGCAAATATGGCATCTCCACCAACAGCTCTCTACGCCATCTGATGAGCTGACCAGTCTGCAGGTAACGCTCCACCTTCGGGTACTTGGTGTAAGGCGCATAGACGATGTGGTTGCGTCGAAACTCCGTGATGTTCTTTACGAAGCCGTTAGCGATGAACAGCGGAATATAATCTTCCCACTTGTCGCCTGGAGTAGCACTGAGCATGATCCAACGATTGCTCTTGGCGATCTTGAGGAACGACTTGACCCACGTACCAGTTCCCACCATCCGTTGCTCATCGAGAATCACGAATGCGTTCTTGATCTCTTTGTACTTCGCGATGTTGTTGTAGGAATCGACAGTCACCTGAATATGATGAATCGAAGCATCTCTGTCTCGAGTCATAGCCAGCTTAGCAGCATCTCTCTGCCAGTCGAGCTCATCACGTTTACGAGCAGTCGTGAAGATGTACAGATCCATCGGATTGGTGATCGTCTCAGGCTTGTTGAGCTCTCCACCCATCACCTTCGTGTAGAAGTACACCAAGGACGTAATCGTCTTACCAGTGCCCACTCCGCCCACCAGAACTTTGCCGTCTGAGAGCTCGTTTACGGCTTTCTGTTGATGGGGATATAGCTGCACTACCATCTGTTGTGTACCTCCTTCCTGAGGCTTCTGAGAGCCACTAACACGCCCTTATGCGTAGTAGAACTTGCCGTTCACGATCTCCCCCGAGAGCCTGCAGTGCGGACACTCGATCTGCAACCGATCTTCGGGATTGAACAGTGAGGATATGCGGATCTGCCGACTGTCCCGTCCACGACGACAGACATGCCTGATGTTCGCCTCGCCGTTGCTGAACTTGACAAGCTCGATACCGTCTGCGATTTCAATCTTCTCCACGGTGTCACGACGCCTGTTGCTCAAGGTTCTCTCCTTCAGGATATAAATCGAATTGACTGCCACAGGTCAAGCAGTCGACCGTCTCTTTGTTGATCACCATTGCTGGTCTGACTTTGGCGTTACCACATCGGTGAGTTACGTCCGTGAACTGTCCATCTCCGGTGCGTACTGACAATCGCACAACGACGTCGAAAATATCATTCTCCGGATCGATCACGTAAGTGTGGTTCATGTAGGGGTCCTTCACAATTTTTAGAAGCCGAGTGGCGGATGTGCGAGAACCCAGAAGCGCCTAGATCGGGGAAGGATCGTAGACGCCTCTGGGCTCTCTTAATAGCGTGTGTGATTCTTGCGAACCACTCAGCTATCCCGTGCTGTGGTTGCTCCGATTCTTGTCGGTGGCCTCCACAGAATATGGGTCTGTGTTACTACTCTTGCTCTTTGAGCTGAGTAGCCAGTGTTGCAGTCACGGTGTAGGGGAATGGATCCTCACGGCTGGCCTTGTGCTCGGCTGCACCATTCCAGAGAAGATCGTCCATGAACTTGTTGCGACCCTCACCATCGAGAGTGGTGAAGCACTTGAGAGTCGTGCCCATTCCACTGGAGTTGGCGTAGCCTTCGATGAGAGTGTGACTCAGAGACTCGTCAACCACTCGAAGTGTGTACTCCATGTCTGATTCGACCTTTCGGTAGATGTGCACGGGATCCCCACTTCGGAGAACAAGAGAAGTCACGTGCTCGGAATTCTCGGGCACTCGCGCTCCGTTGTTGACAATATAGAACGTCTGTGATGTCTTGATGAAGAACTCGTAACTTGCCGTATCGACCTCGTAGTGCAGATCGATCGTCTTGGTACTTTTAGGTCCTTCGGTAGCCATCAGAACTTTGGCGCTACCAAGTGTCATCTCCTGTGGTCCGTCTTTCATCGACAACGGTACCGTCAGGATCCGGGTTCCATTGTGAGTATGCATCAGCGACGCATCTCACGGCAGAAGATCCAGATCAGCCACAGCCCACCGGTGATGCAGGTGAGGATGACATCCAAAGCGAAGTTGAAGAGACCGTAACGCTTACGAGTGCTGCGAGCCATGATAGTGTGTCCTTCTTGATAGGTGTTTGATGGTGTCGAGCAAATATGGTTACTGCGGTACTACTTACTCTCGGTCAGAGTCCATGCCACTCATACATTCACTCAGAATGCCGGTGACCTTCCAACCCGGAAGTTGGTCGTCCTTGGGGAACATGATCACGGGCCCATTCGTTCCGCGGAATATAGGATCGTTCGACATAGCTTCGTAACCAACACAAAGAACCCATGCGGTAGGGATCTCAGTGCTTCCGACCTCTTCATCCGGGTTCTCCTCATAATGGATCTCCGTAAGTTCCTGCACGAGAAGCGCAAGACGTCGGTGTGCCTCACGCTTTCGTGTCAGAATATCCTCGGTCACTCGTCCTCCGGCAACTTACGAAGTTCGTGACCAGTCTCGGCAGCGTGGTCGAATGCCGCGAATCCGAGTTCGATCAAACTCTCGTTCGGCTCAGTCTTCCAAGTGCAGGTGCACTCAGCATGAGGAGGCCTACCGACACCGAGTCGGATTGTGTGGTTCTCCTGCTCCGTTTCGTTCGTCAGAACTTCACCCATGATCCACCACCGGTGCATGAGCGACATCGTCGTCTCCGAAAGCAGCTTCAGCAGTGACGAAGAGCTCTTCCGGAATCGACTCGAAGTTCTTGAGGAACGGACGGTTGGCGTAGACCTTGTAGCCCTTCGAAGCGAAGAGGATCCAGTCGCCGACGTAGGCCTCGGTCTGACGCTTGCTCAGAGGACGCGTGACGTTCACCTGAATGAAACGCTTCGGCTTGCCCGGGAGCAGAGCCTGATGACGAGTCTCTTGTACAGTGACGATAGAGCCACCGCACCACGCGGCAACCTTTTCGAAGTTCTCTTCCGTGATCTGGACAGCTTCGACCTGGAAAGGCTTGCGCTGGAAAGTCTGGATCTCGAGTCCTTCGATCGCGTTGCTACGAGAAGGAGCTGCGGGCTTCGGGAAAGAGTTCTCCACGGGAGTTTCGGTTGTGTATGACATCAGATCTAGTCAACTTTCAGGTAGATGTTTGACTACAGAGTGCGTCCTGCAAAATATGGAATTGTCAATCGACTACGTCGGGGAAGGTGTCGTACCATTCCGGATCGTAATCGGGGTGTTGTTCTCGTACGTGTTTCCTCACCCTCTCTTCGAGCTGTTTGTCGCTTTTGAAGTCTTCGCTCTTGAACTGTTTGTCGCAGCGAGGACAGTAGAACGAATATGGAACTTTCTTGTACTCTAGGCGTGCCATGGAATCTCCTTACGGCGAGACCCTTCCATTCGCAGTGAATGAATCGAGAGTCATCGGGAACAGCTTGCCAAATATAGCTTCCATCTGCTCAGCAACCTGAGCAATCTCCCACTGCGGGTATGACGGGAACTTCGAGTCCTCGCGATGCGTCCTGAGAGACAGGAAGCTCATGAGTGATCGAGGATTGCACGTAACGTATGCCGTAGAATATGCCGCCACCGGGAGTGGGAATCGAGCAACTTCCTTTGCGATGCCGCGATCGAGCATAGCGTGGTAAGCCGACCAAGCCGCGTCGTATGCTGTACACAGCTGTTCGATGACGAACTCGAAGTCCTCATCAGTTCCGGCAACGAACGTGTAGTGCCCAGCCTTACCGACCTGGATCAGAGGCCGGTCACGAGTCGGCAAATATGACACAGCGTCGAGCTCCATGTAGCGGCCGGACTGCTCATTGTACGAGAAGCCGATGCGATGGCGCATGAACTCACGCCACACAAATATAGGCGCAGTGATTCGGAACGTCAGCGTGCCGTGTTCGAACGGGGATCCGTGACGATTCTTCATCAGAAAGTTGATCAACCCCTGAGACTCTTCGGTCCCATAGGAGTCAGCGCCAACTGTCGAGACTCGAGCAGCCTGACAGACTGACTGGTCGGATCCCATCGAATCCACGAGCTCCACAGAGAAGTCGCTCTGTGTGGTGCCCTGGTCTGAGAATATAGATTCTCGCTTGGCCTCTTGCTCCTCTTCTTCCAACCTAGCCAAGATCTTCTTGTCAAGCTCGTCCTGAGAAGTTTCGCCAGTCAGCAAACCGAGCCAATCTTCCTGAATCACCGTGTGCGTGTCTTCCCAGAAGCGATCCCCCAATACCTCGGTAGCGTTCTTGATGACGCCAGCCTTGGTCAGCCACCTACGATCGCTCATGGTCATCTGGGATCCGTCGGACTTCTCCAGGTACCACGAGTACGCCAGCTTGGGCTCAGCTGTCTCGCCAGCACCCTCGGGGGTGTAGCGGGTTGCGTAGAAGTGAAGGTAGGTTGTCGGCTCAGTCTTAGCCATTTGGTTTCGTGTCTCCGTACGATAGTGTTGTGTAGAATATGATTGTGCGTAGGGGTCACTGCCGGGCTGTATCGGCTTGATAGCGTCAACAACCCGGCAGCGGTAAAGCAGTCAGAGTAGATCGCGCGCCCATTCGAAGACTTCTCGATCAAAGCGCTCCAGCTCTTGGTACAACGATCGCAGTTCCGATGCGAAGATCGCAACGACCTCGATGAGAACCATCATGTTGACGTCGATGTGGTACCCGTAACCCATCTCAGGTTCCAGTGTGTATCGACGATAGCTGTAGACGCCACCATCGATCACACACTCGATGTAGATGGCGTAGGGCTCCCCCTTCTTTGGGAGGTCGCTAAATATGGTTACGCCATCAGGAATCTTCGGGTGACTTAGCATCGCTCACCTCCTCGTCCGACCACCCCCAGCGAATCAGACCCAACGTGTTGACCACACCGAATCCGAGTGCGCTGAGGATGAAGCCGTACTGCTCAGTGGCGATAGCGTAAGCAACCCACAGAGTTTGAACGAAGAGACCAACGCCGAATCCGATGACCTTCTTTTGGGTCGTCAAATATACGCCAGTCATCCCGATGATCGCGAGGATCCATGACCACCACATCAGCCGGCCCTGTTCTCGATCCACTCAGCGATCTCGAGCAGACGATTCCACTCCGCATCCTTTCGGACCAAGTGGTATCCAGCCCAGAGCTCCTTGCCAAATATGGCAATGCAGTTCTTCATTGCTTCGTCCTTGGACTCGTAGAAGTGACACGAGCTGGCGATCCGGACTCCCGCGTGATCGGAGAGAACCCAGTAATGCACCAGCTTGTCATGCTGCGATGTCTGATTGACTTGCTTGAACTGAAGAACGTTTGGCTGCTCCGGTCGGAAGACATCTTCCTCTGCGTGAAACTCCTCGTCACAATCATTGAGGCATTCGGTAACGTACTCGATCGTCATAGTGTCTCTTTCAAATATGGTTGTGGACGTGTTACCTGGACTAGCGTCTAGCCCTCGAGAGCGTGCTGCTCGCTGACAATCTCTCCATCGATGACGTCACCCATCTCGAACGGAGGAGTGTCGTTGGACTCGATAGCCAACTGATCATTCGCACCGAGCTCCGGAACGTCTGCGTACTTCAGCTGCAGCTCGTCCTCCTGGATCGTGATGTAGATCGACTTCAGGTAGGCCTTGATGCCGGTCTTACCACTGACAGCCCACTGGAAAGGGCGCACGATCAAGTCGACGTTCGCAATATCAACCCAGTCCAGGATCTCGCACTCGTCTTCGGTGAGAGAGGTGCGGCCCTTGGAAGTGATCATGACAATGGTCGGCGGACGGACCGTGTTGCCATTGCGACCGCGGTACTTGACCGAGACCTGAATATAGGGCTGAGGCTCGTCGTCTTCCTCACGAGCTCGCAGCGTCTTGATGTTCCAGCCGTCCTTCGCCAGCGTCTCGGCCAGATCGGGCTCGAGGAGAATGCAGAAGTTCCGATCGCCCTCTGCGTTGTACATTCCTTCTTTGCCGGCGAAGTTCCGGAAGATGATCTTTGCATTCTCGATCGTCAACTGTCCGTCGTTCTGAGCCATCTTAGTTGTTCTCCTCTTTACCTTTTGTTCCAGATTGTGTTTTGGGTTTCTTCGTCCCCATAGATGAAGTAGTACACTTCTTCTTCGGTTGGCTCACGACCGAGTCGTTCTTCGAGCCTGTCGATGATCTCGTTCAGATCCTTCTTGAACTTCTCACCGAGGTCCTCGATCTTCACGCGCTTCCTTCCCGAGGGATGTCTTACCATGGACTTCTCGAGCTCTGTCTTACGTGTCGCTTCACCATTGTCAGTGAAACGGAGTGTTCCATCTTGGATGAGATCAAATATGTTCTTGATCTTGTCATCACCTTTGTCGCTCACTTTACGGAACCTTTCCACTTTGTTAGTTACTGGTGATCAGTTCCCCAACCCCAGCAACATTACGAATCCACTCCCAGCCAGGCCAGACGATTCGCTGAATGTTCGTGCCACCGATGAGGTTCTTGCAAATATGGCAAGGCTCCTCGGTGATGTAGAGAGTAGCGCCATTGAGCTGAGCCCAAGACGCACGCAGCATCACATTCCATTCGGCGTGAAGTGCGATGCACTTACCCACCGTGTTGTCGTACGGACTATCTGCGGCAAGTTGTTCGTGAGTCAGCCGGCCTCGAGGACACTCGCCTCTGAGGCAGGACAAACCCTTCGAAGGTCCACCGTTGTAGCCCGTACCGACAATCGAATGATCGGCAGCCATGAGGGCAGCGCCGACCTTCCGTCGAGTGCAGTCAGCTCTTGTTGCAGCTGCTGCAGCCAACGAAAGACCATACTCATCCCAGTCCGGACGAATATGATTGTCGACACTGCCCTCGGTTACTTCAGTTACTGTCATCTTCCTCGTTGCTTTCCGCGGCATGTCTACCATGCGGTAGAGGGTTGGGTTTGGGAAGAACTGCTGTCCCGCCGCCTGCCGTGGTGATGAACTTCGAGAAAGGACTGACAAATATGGAAGGAGTCTCACCTTCCGCTCGGAAGTGTCTACCCATGAGGATTCTTCCAATCAGCAGTCAGCCGGCAGAGGTAGCACCACGGTGGCTTACCGTCCCGGTGTTTGACCGGTTGGTGATGCTTGCACGGCGGGTTCTCGTTGAGCATGTCTGTGTACGTCTGCAGAACGACGCAGCCATTCACCACCTTTGCGTTGACGACCGGTTCGCCGTTGATCATGACCGGCTGGCCTTCGATCGGGTAGCCGTCTGCCATGTTCTCCAAATATGACACCATGATCTCGGGCGTCATCGGGATGGGTGGATTCGGCAGGCGCATAGCCCTATTCGAAGCTGTCTTACCTCGCATTACTGCTTCTCCCTCGAGCGTTAGAATATGAATTCTCTTGATACCAGAGCTTTGCTTCTAAACTCTGGCTCGATCTATGAACTCTCTATGGGAATCACCCTAAGCGCACTTCTCCAGCTGTGCCTTGGGCGGTTCGTAAGAAAGCAACTGCTCTTCGTTGAGGAGATCCGAGAACGGTCCGTAGAACTCGATCTGCTCAAACGCCTTCTCCACCAGCGTCTCGAAATATCCGTAGTCGATGGCAGTCTCCGGCAGGGTCTCTGCCACATGAGCCTCGACCCACAAGTGACCCTTGGTTCCGGTCACCGCATAGGCCTTACCATCCTTGACGCGATAGAGAACGCCGCCACCGAATCCCGGATCAACAGGAACGAAGCGGCCGATCTTACCGATGAACTGCATCTCCTCGATGGGAGTGTCGCCCTCACGAGTGTCATGGAAGAGGTCCACGTAGATAGCACCCTGGACCACGTTCTTGGTCTCACACAGATCATTGAACGTAATGGTCTCCTTGGAGAAGAGCTTCTTGAAGACGTACGGATGCTTGAACTGAGCACCAACGGCTTCCCACTCATCACCCTTACGAGCAATATAAACTGCGTCATTCACCAAGCAGAAGGAATCGTACGTAGCTTCGTGTTCGAAGTCGTAACCGTACTTCTTACCGAACTCGGTAACCTCCTGGATGATCTCCGGAGTTGCAAACGGAATCTTGATCGAGTCCGTCTTGATGTGCGCAACTTCGAAGCCCTTGTTCTCCACGAACTCCTTGAGATCGATCATGAACAGAGCACCACGCTTCGCCACGATGTTGTCGCGATTACGAACGTCACGGAATGCGTTGTCGAACTTCGCACTCGTCAAACCGTAGACGATGTTGATCACGATCTTCAGCGCGTACGAAAGCTTCGCTGCGTCCTTCTCATCCGTCAAATATGGAGTGAGCTTGCCATCCAGCATCTTGCGAGCACGATCGTACTCACCACGCTTGATCGCAATGCGAGCGTCGAGCAGATCCTTGAAGTTCGGAGTGTAATCATCCCCGAACAGGTTCAACTCGATGATGCTCGTCGGATGCATCGAAGCAACGTCCAGAACTGCTACGTCCTGATACATTCCCGGTTGAGCGTAGACGTATCCACCCTCACTCGGATCGACCCCCTTGTACTCAGAGACGCCGGCCTCGAACTTGTAGCCCGGGAAGGTCTCACTGAGGTCCGTGTACAGGAACTTCCGAGATGCCTGACGGTCGTTGCCAAATATGATCTGTGCTGTGTGCTTCTGTGTCGTCTCGTTGACGGACAGACCACTCAGGTCAGCCAGAATCTGGCGGGCCACGAAGTCCTGCCGGCGATCGTTGAAGACAGCTTCCGTTGCCTCCACGTCATTGCAGCAGTACTCGATGACCTTCTCGACCATGTTGTCGGGAACCGGTTGGTCCCAAGGAATCTCCATCTCCTGCTTGGTGATCCCGAGTTCGATCATGAACTTCTTCAGACCCTGCTTCTTGGAACTGAAGTCGTAAATATCAGCGTAGCTCAGGTTGTACGCCTCACCGAACAGTGCACCACGGTTGTTGTCGGCGATCATCTTCTGCGACAGCTTGTAGAGCTCCTCATTTGAGTAACCCATGAAGGCTGCGTACAGAATATGATTGTCGTACCGTCGGTTGTTGAAGCCCACGAGCTTCAGCTTGAACAGAGCCTCGACCTCTGCCGGCTTCGGGTTGATCATCTTGACGATGCTCGTACCTTCACCTTCGAACTTCCAACAGATCAGGAACAGGTTCGGATAGACCTCCACGTCGAAGAAGACGATTCGGTCGTCCGCTGCCGAGGTGTTCTTGACTTCGTTGTCTCGAGGCCCCTCAGCCTGAACCTTCGTCTCACCACTCTTGAACTTCATCTGCTGGACCGTCTTCAAACAGGTGAGTGCCTGATTCGAAGAGTTGTTGGCGAATGCCAGGATCCGAGGACGAAGATCCGTCAGGTCATACTCCAACCCCTCGGAATATGCGTCACTCAAGATCTTCGCGATGAAGTCGATCGATGGCTTGGTGCCTGGATGGATCTCTTTACGGAGATTCCGCTCGACCAGATCACGCAAACCTTTCTCGCTCTGAATCGTGTTACTAGAAAGCATCTTCTTCTCCTTCAGTGGGAGTCCACTGGATATGGGTGCAACCGGTACGTTGTTACACCGACTAACGCGACGTCGTAGAGAGCTGTCGCCAGAATATACCTTTACCTCGATACCATCTGCGTAGTTCTGATCCAGCAGTTCGAGATCGGGACCTGTGTAGTCATAGTGAAGATGTACGCCCTTACCACTCTTACTGACCTCCGCATAAGTCGCAGGCCAAGTAGAAGCAGCAGCCAAGTTCAGATCCAACGACTTCTCGCCATCTTCTCCGACAAGATCGAAGTCGATGACAATATGATTCGCTGGTACCTTGACGAAGTGGACCTTTGTCGTATCAATGTCCTTGAGCGTTGTGGAACAGACCTGAGACGGTTTCGGCTTCTTGAGCTCTCCACCGATCAGGCGTTCCTTGTCCGTCCAGTACTTCTCAGGAATCTCACCACCATCGGGTGCGGTCCTGCTGTTCTGTGCGGGCTGGTCCTTCAACAAGTCGTCGAGTAGGGACGTCGACTGATCCAGTACCAGCTTTGAAATATCTTCTTTGACCGTAGTCTTGATCGTGCTGAACTTGTCTAGCTGGAACCCTGAGTAGACACTGCGCACAGTCTTCCCTTCCACAGTTGCTCGGTCCTCGAAGTGGTCGAAGTAGTTTCGAAGTTCTTCGCGGAACTTGTACTGAGGCAGAGGTTTGTCAATGCCAGTGCTATCGCAGTACTCCTTGTACAATGCGTAAGCCTGCTTCAGGGTGGTGCCGTCCTGAGATTTGAACACATCGAACTGATCTTCGACATAGTTCACGAAGACGTTGGTCTGCAACATCATCTCTTTTGGACGGTACCCAGAATATGCGTTCTTACCCATCGAACGATAGACCTGAAGACAGTGATGCGCGATTGCACCAATCTCGAAGTCTACCTTCGTGATCAAGTTCTGATACTCATTCGGAGTGAACGTTTTACCACTGGGTTTCACGTCAATCAATCGTCGAATGATGCCCGATTTCGCATCAGAGATCTTGACCGGCTGGTTGGTACCCATGAACAAGAAAGCGTTAACCCGAGCAGTGTAGCTGGGTTTGTACTTTTCATTCATGGTCATCTCTTCGTGAGATATGATTGAGTTCAACCGAGTGTTGTCTTCAATCCGAGAGAGATCACCGTCGTGCTGAATAGCAACCAATGGGTTGTTCTTGAACACCTCCGTTGCGAAAGCTCCACTCGACATACCCAAAGCCTTGGCTTCGAATGTGGTTGTGTAGCCGTCGAACATCTTCTGGATGATGTTCAAGATGGTGGACTTGCCGGTTCCAGCTGATCCGTAAAGAACCAGGAACTTCTGGATCCGTTTGGCGTCACCCGAAACTACTGCGCCGATCGCCCATTCGATCTTTGCCCGCTCCTCGGGTTCATAGAGTCGTCCCACAAGAGCGTCCCAAGCGCTGTGATCACCCGGCTGCAGAGAATATGGCATCCTCTTGCTGATGTAATCAGTCTTCTTCACCGGAGTGTCCGCAAACGCCATGTGATCGTCAAGCTGATGACTATGGTCGCTAATGTTCTGCAAGTACTTTCGAAACTGACTCCAAGAGTTGGTGCCGAAGGATGAAAGACTCCTGACTGTCGGACGAACGCCGGTCTCTTTCTCGATCTCGTCTGCTTTCGCATTGAGTTCTTCGTCCATGAGCCGCTGAATATCATACTCATCGGTGGACCAGAGACCAGCCTTCTCGTCCCAGATCGCGTAGAAGGCTCGACCGCGAACCATCAAGTCCTTTGAACGCTTCACCAGGTAGTCAGGATATACCTCCTGCGTGCCCTTCTTGGGGCCTTTCTCAATCGTACGTACACCGATTGCATAGAAGTCCACTAATACTCTTTTCTCAGTTTAGACCTGGGTCAGCAGGCCGTGTGTCCCTCCATGAGGTAACTTGATAGTTGGTACCACAGTTCAACATCACGTTGATTCTCCTGCGGATTCCTCAGAGGGAACAAACCCCCTCTCCCATTACTATGATAGTTTCTCCAAATCACTTCCTCCAGAATATGAACCACAAACTCTTCTTGTTCGGTGGTCACAAGCTGCTCGTCGTTGAAGACTCGCAAACCGATGTTGGCCAGAAGGTGCCAGAACCACTCGATGGTGGTGTCTTCCTCCTCGTCATCCTCGAAAGACAGGCGTCTGCTCAGGCTGATGAGCATCTCGAGCATCGAACACCCGATTGTCAACCAATCGTTTTCGGGTTCGTCGAGATCATACTCTTCGATGAATTCACGTCGAAGATCACGACCATCCTCCATGCGGTTGTCGTCGTTAGCGACAATCCACACGAATTCGGTCTTGTGTAACAGCCTGAGCAGACACCAATACGTCCTTGCAGGATTCTTTTGCGAGACGGCAGCCACCTGACCATAGAGCCATTCGAAATATAGTTCGTCAAGCGGCTTGATCGTCATCGTCGTCTACGATCCTCTTGGGGCGCCACACCGAGGACTTCCTCAGCGTAAGTACCCGGAGAACGACAGACTTCGAAGTCGACGCCGAGGCGCTCGTTCCGGATGAACACGACATTCGCGTCACCCGAAGCTTCACCGAACCTGAGATTCTTCTCGCCCACGATCGAGTTCATGTCCGGAATCGGCTGATCTCGCTCATCAGCTAGAACGTTGTCGCCCTCGTAGTACGAGATGGTGTTCTGGCCGAACCCTAGGTCGTTGTCCGTGAACTCGGTCACAGATATGATGTATGGACGTGTGCTGCTGCGCTGACCAACACCGGGTGCCTGTAGAGACTCAACCCCGTTCGTCTCAAACACGTTGCTTACCACGACTTCCTCCTCTCGATACTCTTCGTCGTCGCCCACCTCGTGAATGATCTCTTCGACCTTCTCGTGGGCAGCTGCCATGAGACGACGCTCGTAGTCAGCCATACTCTCACCGTCATCTGGTTCGACGGGTTCTGGAATATACTTCTGACGTTCGATTGCCGGTCCCTTGTAGTTCTCGGACAACTTGTTGTAGTTGACGCGCTCGTCAGGATCCACAGTGTCCCTGAACGGCTTTCCCTCTACAACAATATAATCGTCGTCCTCTTGCTCATCGGTGTCCACTGGATCACCTGCCTCTTCACTGTCTGTGCCAGTGAGGCGCTCAGCCAGCGCAACAGGATCGGCATACTCACCGGTCTTGTTACGCTGGCTGTAAAAGGCTTTCGCCTTAGTGACTTCCTCTTCGATCAGAGCCTCGTACTGATCAGTCACGTACTTCTTCGTCCAAATATGGCCGAGGAGAGTACCGACAACCAAGGAGATGCCCGAGGTTGTCAGCGCTAAAACACTTTCCTTGCTCAGGCGACTCATCAAATATCCCCTCAGAGCAGATCGAGAACGTTGCCGTCGACGTTGAAGTCGAGCCAGATCGAACGCTCGTCACCGGCCACGAAGCGCATTCCCTCGTGGATGTTGTTGAACACACCGAAGTCGATGTAGTTGTCACCGGTTCCATCCGAAACCCAACCAACGATCTGGCCGGCCTTGGTGCGGGGAAGACCCAGCATGTCGTGAACATCGTTCAGGAAGACGTGTCCACGAGCCCGAAGCAGGTCGTTCGCGTAGTTCTGCTGTGCGTTGATGAAGATCTGGTTGTACTCCGAGGCCTTGCTCCAGTTCGGATTCGACTCATCGAAGACGACCTTGTAGGGAGAACCACCGTCGGCCGTCGGCATGTCGACCTTGACCTTCTTGCCTTCGCCGTCCAGCATCTCGACCTTCTCGACCGGCTGCCAGATCTTGGCCTCACGCTCTTCACCAATCTCAGCAACGACGCGCTCGCGGTAGCCGTTCAGAGCCTTCTCGACACCGGCGTACGCAGCACCAAGTGCCATGTTCCGCTGGGTCAGAACTCGATGTGACTGAGTCAGGCACGCAACCGAGAACATGCCCAGCGCAATCGACGGAGCGTACAGCTTCATCAGATCAACGGTCGCACGAGAATATACGATCGTTTTGTCCTTGACGCGATCCTTGTCGGAGTAGTCGTCATGCTCGAGAGTGTTGATGTGGTTGAGGTTCTCCGCGGTAACCTTGGTGACCTCGACTGCCTTCAGAGTTGCGCGCGACGAGAGAACAACCGTTCCGACGACGCCCACGATGCCTGCACCGAAGAGAAGGTTCGGGCTGTTCTTCTGTGCCTGCACGAGTGCCGCACCGAGGCCCTTGCTGTTCTTCGCAGTAGCGATAATGTTGTTGAGCATTGCGATCTCCTTATAGTGTGTTGCTGTAGTCGTAAATATGGAACTTGATGTCAGTCAATGATCGACGGACGGGGCAGGTCTAGGAGGTACCCACCCTTGACTCGGGTGACGGACGTACCACGAAGATCAGCCCACCCCCACTTTTCATCGGTGTAGCTTGCGGTCATACCCACCATCTGGTACAGATCCGACACGCTCGCTACGTCGTAATCGCTTACGAGAGAATATAGGTTGTCCAGAACCTCTTCTGCTTCTGCACGAGTCGACAAGACGATCTCATCGAAGTCGTGTGTTGCCTTCGCTCGAGTACTCATCGGCGCCGTCGTAGAGGCAGGACGAGTCTGGGAGTTGCCAGAATATCGGTTGTAGCTGACGTGAGTCGTTGCTCCGCCAATCCCCCGATTACCAACTGCTCGAGAACGAGGTGCTCGGGCCTCGCCGAACAGCATCTTCTCGATTCCCTGCGAAACCGCGTCAGCAACCATGTCCTTTGCCGCAGGTAGAAGTACATCGGCCAGAATATAGGCACCAACGCTCTGCGCGTCTCCACCCATGAAGCTCTCCGTGAACCGCTTACCCATCGGCTTCTTGCGACGAACAACCTCGTTGACGGTGATCTTCTCGACCTTCTTGATTACCTTCTCAGGCTGAGACTTTTCTGCTGCCACCTTGCTGGGCTGAACTTTGTTCTTGCTATTGCTGGGGTACTGCTCATCCATAGTGTTTCTTCCTAAACCCGATAGTGGCAAAACTGAAAACCCATAAATATCATGGGTTCTACAGTTTAGAGATTGATGTCAGTTTTCTTCAGCGACTGTCTTCAGACTGACGATCGCATCAGCAATCTTGTCAATCGTGTCGTCGGTGTACTTCTTGGATGCGTCAGCAACCATGCCACCAATCACAAATGAACCAGCGGTAATCGTGACTGCGTCAACGACTGTCTCTGGTTGGACATTGTTCTTGATGATGGTGGTGACGATCTTCGTAGTTCCGAGTCCGACGATTGTCGAAGTGATGAGTTTGATCGTGTTCCGGTTCAGCATTGTGAATCCTTTCATAGGGGTCTCATTATAGGGCGTGTAATTACTGCGAGTCAGACGCGATCGACAAGAACTTTCACAGCAGATCTCCGTCGCGCCAAATATCCGCCATGGACACGATGACCAAGGTGCCGTTCGTTGTGAGGAAGCGGAAGATGTGGTTGTCCTCGATCGAGAGTACTGCTCCGTACTTGGTTCTCTCCGCATACGTCGCAAAGCGTCTATCGAATTCCTCTTGCGTCTGAACATGATGTCTATAGACGCTGACTTTCTGTTGAAATATGCCAGTGCAGCCGCAATGACAATTCCCTTCGGAGTGCTTGTGTGCACAATCGTTGCAAACCCAGGCTTCCCATACTTCTTCGTCTACTTGTTGTTTCGACATAGGTGTTCCTTTTCAATTTGTGTAGGGAGGTGAGGTGGTGGGCGCATCTTTGCCGCGTTGGCAGCCTTCGGTTGTCGTTTAAGCTTGGCATCCGGAAGAGGCAATTCGGACCCCTACGGAACAAACGCCTTGCCAAGCCCCAATCACCTCATTCAGTCAGAATATGACTGTTACTGATTCCTGCTCATCCAGGCAACCATCGCCTCGAGCTCTTCCTGCGTCGGATTGTCGCTCAGGACCGGCTTCTTGTCCGGAATATCCTCGACCGCCGACAGAGTCGGAGCCTCCTGCTTGGCTGCCTCAGCAGCTTCCGCACGCTTGGCCTGCTCAGCCTGAGCTGCCAGAACCGAAGCCGTCTTGATCGCGTCGGTACCGCCGGCCTGCTTGTTAGCTGCATCGAGAGCCGCCTGACGCAGGTCCTTGGGGAGGATGCCGGTCATGAAGTTCAGAGCGTTCGTCGGATCCTGGAAGAGTGAGAACAGGAAAGCGTCGTATGCCGCGGTCTGAGTGAATTCCTCCCAGATTTCCGACGTCTTGATGAAGCGCTTGCCGTCTTCGCTGCGAACGCCGTACGACAGACGCATGAACGTCTTGACCAGATCGAGGATCCGACGGATCTCCTTCTCGGTGAGAACTCGCTTGGGATCTCCCACGAAGTCCTGTTGGAGATTCTCGAGCTCGTCCTTCAGGTTCAGATTGTCCGTGAGCTCAGTCTTAGTCAGGTTGAAGTACAGCGTCTCGATGGCTTCGTTGTCGTCGAAGTCGGTGTAACGAACGGACTGTTTCAGCATCTTGGTATTGCTCCTTTAATGGTTGCTGCGAAGAATATAACTAATTACCCATGAGCTTACTGGTGCGAGCGTCCCGGAAGTCACCCCTTTCCTCCTCAGGGGTTCGTGAACTCGGGAAGTCTCCAGTAGACTCGTACTTGGCCTTCAGCGATTCGGTATTGACCGACCCCGACATAGCGACAAGAGCCGACTTGATCGTTTCGGAATCTGCCGCACACTCGTTCTCGGTGACGATCCCTTTGAGGAGGATGAGGTAGATGATCGAATCGTTGATCTTCTCGTCCCACTTCTCCATGCTGTGCTGCGTCGAATCGTCCTTCACCATGTCCGAAAGACTGACGAGGTGTTTCGTGAGGAACCCCCACAGAGCCTCGGTCGGACGTTGTTGGTTGAAGGCAGCCGAAACATGGAAGTTGTGGAAGCGGTCCTTAACCTGCTCGGGAACGTACTCGGCTCCCTTGATGACGAGGGTGTCTCGGACGGTCTCCAAGACCTTGTCCACGATGTCTTCGAAGACGTCGTTCTCCATGATGATCAATCCTTTACATTGGGTGTCGAAAATATAAAAGCGAAAAGCCAAGTAGTGTTAATACTCAGCTCTTCGCTTTTTGGGATTCTGATCTGGGGTGATCAGACCTCGTCAGTCGTCTCCAGGATTGCGAGTCGACCTGCCTCACGCTCTTCGAAGTTCTCGATCCGCTTGTAGGCGGCGAATCCAACGGCTCCGACCGCTGCAACAGCTGCAACGGCGTAAACCTTCGGATCCACCTTCTTCAAGGCGGTCTTGAACTTGTCGATGGGCGAGACGGCGGGGGTCTCTTCAACAACCACGGTTTCGATGTTCTCGGTCATGATATGTCCTTTCATAGGGGTCTCATTATAGGACGTGTAATTTCTGCGAATGCTCCGAGTGCGCTCGCGGCTTGTTGATCCTGCTGGGAACGGATGTCAGCAAGTTCAACTGAATCATCGGCCCCTGTCGAATGCGTGTCTCGAGGGGCGGAAGCGTTGACTCGGTGTAGACCCGAGTGGAACCCATAGCAATATCGAGAAGCCGGTCTTCCATGCGGCAAGGACGGCAGTTGCCTTCTTCACACATCTCAAGCGACCACCAATTCCGAATCGTCACCGACAGGAGACTTCACGTTCTCCATCTTGGTGCCGTATGCCTTCGACCAAGCACCGTCGATCTGGGTCTGGGAGATCGAGTCCTGGATCTTGACCATGAGGGGGGCGTAGCCCTCAGACGCTTTGCGCACTTACCTTTTCCTTTGCCTGAATATCCGATTTGGTGATCTTACAGCCGTACGACGGGTTGTGACCCAACGCCACGTACCCAGTCTTCGAGTCGTGGTAGTACTTGCACCCGTTGGGGCAGTCGCTGATGGTGCATTCCGACATCCGAGACCGAACCACGATGTCCTCGTGGACCGGCTCGTCGATGCCTTTCTCTACTGCTTCCTCGTGCACTAATTACCTTTCAAATATGACTCAGTGGGGGTAGCTCACGTTGTAATCCTTGAACGGAGCCGTGTAGTAGTTGATCGCGATGCAGGGTCGCTGATCAGTGGAGAGAACCGTGGAGATCTGGACCTCCAGCTTGCGGTCGGTGGACCATCCGAACTCGTCACCGACGTCGAGCATGTCAAGGCCGATCTCCTCGTAAAAATCATTGAGACTGGCGTAGTTCTCGTTGATGATCCGGAAGTTGATGTTGTTCTGGCCCTGCTTGATCTTCTCCATGGTGCTGTTGAAGTATCGACCGCTGAACTGGTCGTAGCAAAGCACCTCGTTGTCGCCAACCATGACGAGCTGAGTCGAAGACGGCGGATTCGCACTCACACGATCCTGGGCGATCTCGTCGCGGACGCCCTGCTCCTTCTTCTCACCAAGTTTGGTGACGACCTTCTCCCGGTATTCACCGAAAGCCTTCTCTGTGACAGAATATGCCGCAGCCATGGCAGCAGTCCGTCGCGTCCCGATCTGGTTGGCAGCGATCATCGCCATGATGGTGGTTGCGCCAACACTCACTGCCGGAATATAGAGCGTCCAGACAAGCTCGACCTTCTCCCTGGTCTCCAACGGACCACGAACGTCGATTGCGTCAGGAGCAACCTGAATCTTTTCAGCCTCAGCCTCAGCGATGAGACGTGCTGCCTTGAAGGAGGCCTTGCCAGTCAGAACCGCAACGGAAACGGTACCGGTAACGGCAGTTGCAGTCAGGATGGCAGGCGAATTTGTGATTGCGAACTTCTCGACGGACTTCGCAATTTCAGACAGGGACATTACTCTCCAGATTTCTTAGTTTTGTTGAATTGTGGGGTGTTGGCTGCGCGTCAGTAGTAGAGTGGTGGGCCTTCGCCCTCCTTCTCTTCCTTTTCGAGCTGGATCGAAGCCTTCTTGTACTCCTTGGCGAAGCGAACCGCAGCTGTCACACAAACAGCCACGATGATGCCCCACACTACGGTAATGAACAAGATTCCGAGACCCAGAAGAAGCCACAGAAGAATATCAACTGCCAGACTCATGCTTTCTTACCTTTCTGTTACGAATAGCGCGTACGATTCTCTTTGATCCGTCGTAAACCGCCCAGACGAACAGAACACAGATCGTGTAAGTGAGAATATCGAACCAGATCAAGCCGGAACCTCATCGAACTCGTTGCGAAGCCGAGTCACCATGTCGAAGAAGTCTTCCTTCTCCGTATTGGGCTGGAACCGACGACGAGCGTGACGATGGGGGCGAGGCTGCTGCGTCTTTCGAATGTGACTGACCATCGCCTCGACTGCGAAAGCGAAGAGCCCCAGCAGGAGGACGACCACGATCTTGGCCTCGAGGGACAGGTAAGCGAAAGCGAGGAAGATGCTGTTCAAGATTTCCATGATAGTTGCGCCTTTCAAATATGGTGTGACGTAGGGGGTCAGAGCTGGACGTCGAGGAGTGCGACCTTCATCTTCTGCAAGGCCTTGTTGGTGTTGGCGCGCATGTCCTGAATATCCTGGTGGACCTTCTTGGCTCCAATGGCGATGACACCGAGGGTCACGACAGACGTGACGAGGCTGAGGAACGAGAGAGCGAACGTTGCTTTACGCATGATGTGGATTCCTTAATAGGTGGGGTGCCGGTTAGGCAAATAAGAGAAACCGAGAAACCGTGTTAGGGTTTCTGGTTTTTGGATCTACTTCGTTTTGTATCCTGCAATTTTCGGTGCCACCAAGTACATGACGATCAGGACGATCGCGATGATAGCGGGGGCAATGAACTCTGCCATGATAGTTCCTTTCGTAGGGGTCTCATTATAGGGCGTGTAAAATATGCGAACCCAGAGTGAAACTATCATGGCAGAGCATCAGTTACCTCGACCAGACTTGATTGCGGGACCTCGTTCGAGGATTGCGTTCAGAGCAATGACGTCGTAGTCCGTGAGTTGAACTTCGTTCTTCTCCAGAATATCGGCGTAGTACCGCGCAACATCCTGAAGAACTTCGATCTTGAGCTCTTTGTATCGAGAACCATTGCTCATCTTGACGAGAGCGAATCCTTCAAATATAACCAGAGCCACGAGCGCAGTACTAAGCAAGCCATGATCTCCTTTGATCACGAGCCCTCCTTCGGTGGGTTTGCGAAGTCCTTGTTCATTGCCGTGAATATGGTTCCATACTTCGTCTCGAAGACGCCGACGGCATCGCCATCCAGCATCTTGACAGCATCGCTGGGCGTGATGACCAACTCGACTTCGTTCTTGAGCGACTTGAGGTGGAGGTAGGCGACTCCGAAGCCGGCCAGTAGTCCGTAGCTGAATCCGAGACGTCCACGGTTCTCCGAGAGGAACAGTTGAGTCTTCGCGAGGGTAGTGTGCAGGTTCATTTCAGTGCCTTTTCAGATAGGTTGATAACTCATAGTCGAAATTTTGCTGCGGGGGAAATATAGGATCGCTAGTCCTCGTTCTGATCCTCCATGATCGATACCTTCACGTTTCCGTGTTCCGTCTCGAACTCGACGTGGCCGCCCTCGGTCAGAATGGCCCTGACCTGTCGAGGAGACATGTAATGGATCGTGTCGCTTAGAGAAGCAAGCTTGGGTTGTTCGTCGATCTTCTTGCGATGGTAGAGACCGAGTGTTGTTCCGGTGATCGACCCGGCGATGACGGACAGAGCGATCTTGTGCGTCCTGACAAACTTCTTGATCTTCATAGTTTGGCCTTTCATAGGTGTGGTGAAGAAATATGAAAACCCATAAACCGTGTTAGGGTCTATGGGCTCTTTCTCAATCCTCTTCGCGGTAGAAGGTGTCGAGCATTTCGTGGTCCCTCAGGAAGTGGTTCCACTGCTGTCCGATCTTGTACTGGACAGTCAGGCAGGCCACGAGGGTGGCTCCTGCTGCGTACTTGGCTCGGTTGCGGCGGATGTGCTTCTTGATGGGGACGATCTTCTCTTCGTACATTACATACCTTTCGTAGGGGTCTCATTATAGGGTGTGTAATCGATGCGCATCGTACGAAACCCTACCACCGGTATAGGCAAGAAACGTCACAGTGACGGATGTATGGTTCAGAACGCCTCGAAATATAGCAAAAAGCCATAACCCTTGTGGGGTTACGACTCTTTAACTGTACTCAGGCGCAGATGGCCGGCGCGTTACGAGCGTGAGCTTCGAGCTCTTCGACGATCTTTCGACGTTCGATCATATGGGCTGCCTCAGCCTCCTGGAACTGTTCTTCGGTGTATTCGATTTCACCATCGCAGTATTTGCTCCAGAAGGCCTCATCCAGCTCATCGATCCGGGTCTGGATCTTGGAGAGCTCGGAACGCCATGCTTCGTAGTTCGTATTGGTCATGATTGTTCCTTTCGTAGGGGTCTCATTATAGGGCGTGTAATTCCTGCGAGAAAAAAATGAGAGGCCATGGGTTCACAGCCCATTTAAAACTGTGATTACGTCTTCATTGCACCAGGCGGGTAGGGGTTTCACCTACGCATTATTGTCTCGCCTTTCCTCTCATTATAAGGCATGTAAAATATGCGGAAGCAAAAACCATAACCCTTGTGGGGTTAGGCTTTTGTTCTTCTAGTTGGGGTTACGTGGTGACTCAGTCTTCGTTGTTCTCGACATGCTCCTTGATCTTCACTGTTCCGTACACAACCGCGGCGGTGCCGATGGCGACTGCAGTAATAGTTACTGCGGCTGCACCAGCGTACATCGCTTGGTATGTCAGAACGAGCTTGGTATCAGCGTTCATGTTCTTGATCTTCTTAACGGGGTTCATCATTGTAATGCCTTTCGTAGGGGTCTCATTATAAGGCATGTAATATATGCGAAAACCTAAAACCCGTGTGGGGTCTTAGGGTTGATCTCCGTCAGAGTTCGAACTGTGTAGTGGTCTTCTGGCGTTGTGCGAGTCCGTCCTGAATTTCGCTCTTGCAGACATCGATGATCTCGTCATCTTTGTTCCAGCTTGCAGCGAATTCTTCAGGGGTCAGATTCAGCATCTCGTCAAAAGTCATGGTAGTGTCCTTTCGTAGGGGTCTCATTATAAGGCATGTAATCCCTGCGAAGGCAAAAAATATAACCCCAAAGCGGAGAAACTGAGAAGGCTTGTAATGGATTAAGTGCGTCCTTACAAGCCTTCTCAGCTTTGATTCCTTCATAGGGGTCCGTGATGTTACCGGAGCTTCATCAACAGGGTCATTGCCTTGGAGGTCATCACATGATCTCGCTCGTGGATGACGATGGTCAAGATTCCGATCAGATTGCCGGCGACGATGGTCAGCGTGTTCAAGTCGACAGAGCGTCCGGTCTCAACCTTGTTGTTGGTTTCCTTGACGTCTGCGAGCTTGGTCAGCTGAGCCACCATGCCTGCATAGTGCTCGGAGTCCTTGTCCTGTTCGTGCATCTCAGCGAGGAGTTCATCGATGGCCTTCTCGATGCCAACCTTGTTGGATGAGTGCTTCTTGGTGAACATAATAGTTCCTTTCATAGGGGGTCTCATTATAGGGCGTGTAATTAGTGCGAAGAGACTTACCTATGCGTTACGAGCGTTATGCCCGTCCCCTTGATTCCGAACGCAATCGTTGAGCTCGTCCAAAAGCTCTCGGTTTGCTTGGCGAAGACGATCGATTTCGCGACGCTGTTCGGAAACTAGTTCGTTCTGACGGATGATCGTTTCGGTGTCGAACGCCCGAGCTCGATCAAACGCTTCCGTCTCCATCTTTGCCCGATGGGTCTCGCTCTGTGCTCGCTGATTCGCCCTCGAGGCCTGTCTCTGTGTCGCATACGCAGACAGAGCCGCAATTAGAGCAACCAGCAAGGTGCCCACGTGTGGTAAGTACTCCACCAATCGTCCTCTCCTTTGGTGGACTGATCAGGCCGCTAACCGCCCACCACATAAACGCTACCATTGCCCACGAAAAGCCACTGGCAACGTATGCGGTGTTGCCCGTTTCGATCCCCCCAAAAATATGGAATCCAGCCCAAGCCGTACTCCATCCAGTGAGAACACTGTAGCCCAATGACTTCGGTGCGTAAGGCCAACGAGCGCTGATGACTGTGATGATACCCACAACAATGAACCCGATGCCCCACCCCCGATAAGGCATAATTTCAAGGGCCAGTTTCAAATTTTCAGATCGTAATTCTGTTGCTTCTTGTGAACAGAACATGACGCCTATAGCAATATACGTAATGCCTGCTGTGGTTAGGATCAGACCATGCCTGCTCCAGGGCTTTACGTGATACCACTTCTTACGCGGCTTGTTCATTGGTTCCACAATAACCATAAAACGTCCCTTTCATCCCTGAGGCGGTGTGATACCGGATTCGGGATCCTCCCACTTAACCAACGTGGGGTATCCACTAATGCCGGAAAGATCGGATGTCCTCGTGTACTCGGAGACAACCATCTTTTGGGGCACACCGTACTTACCGTGCACAATGACAACATCGCCGAGATCGTAGTGCTCTTTGTACTTGTACTGCGTAAGCGGCGAAATATCGGCAGTAAGCATCTCAAGTTGGTTCTGCTCTTTGAGATACTTCAGGCCATCCGATCGAATCTTAGCTTCGGCTTCGGGAGGCCATACCTCAATTGCATCGGGAACGCCAAGGTCGGCGTCGATTTGACCCATTTGGAATCGAACACCGGCACTGTACTTGCGCACATCGGGGTCACCAACAATGGGCTCGCCCGTAGTACTGTCAACCTTTGCGTCGTCTTCCCAGACAATGCGCGACAACACTGCTGGAAATGCGTTTACGTTACCGAGAATCTTCGGTGGTACAGCTGAATGTGCGCTAGCAACATTCTTGTACGTTTCGATCGACTCGATCCATTCGGAACTAGTAATATCGCCCGAAGCGTACTGAAACATGACGCGATCAGCACCAACCGAGAGGTCGCGCGCTTCGTACACGTCAAATATCATCTTGTTGATGTTGGTTTCGTCAACCGTGAAGCCTTCACCACGCAAGCTGTTGAAGTTCGGGCGATAGATCCTTGCGTCGGCATCCCTTGGACGAATTGTGCGAATACCGAAGCTCTGATCCAGAGCCAGAACCTGATCCACAGTGGTCAAACGAGACTCAATTGGCGGCGGCCACTCGGTCCTGTACCAACTACCCTTGTCGGTCAGGATCGTCTGAGATATAGCCGTATGAGGGACGATGATGTTCATCGGCAGCTCAAACGCCTTACCCGTGTTCGGGAACCCGCCCTCAGCGAACGGGAACACAATCCCACCCCACAAGACGAAAGCCAAGTGGTCTGGAATCTGAAACACGAGATTGACGTTCTCGGCATTGACCTTATTGGCCGGTCCGCCCTGATAAGCCCAAGTAGGACGATTATCAAGGAGGTACCGAACCAAACTAACGCCCTTGACAGTCAGGACGTCTTCCCCAGCCTCATTCGACCCAATATGACGAGCCGTAACGATGCAGACCTCATCGGTGTCTCGAAGACTGACCAGCGTGTACATTGGCAAGAGCTCAAGAGTCTTTTCAATGTCGTAGGTCTTCATCTCGAAACCACCAGTGAGACGATAGCCTTCCTTCCAAATAAGCGACGTGTAGTTCTCCACGAGCTTGTCTGGGCGGTAGACACCGGTCTGGACGGGCGATGCTGTGCCGTACTGAGTATTGTAGCGACCAACAGCATCTTGCGGAACGTACGGTGGCACGCCAGCCGCCGTTGCGGGGTAGACCCATTCCTTAAGCGTAACCATGTCCATGTCTACACGCCCCTGTACTTCGGCGTGTGAGAGTAAGAGACCCAGCTATACGCCGTATAATGATCCAGACCGGTGTCCAGAATAACCGGAGACTGATGCGTGCCCGGAAGCAACGTCAGCCATGCAGATTCCTGAGTCAGGTTACCGATCAGACTCTCCCGAACACCATCCCGAGTTCGCCAAATCCCACGCTGACCGATGTTGGTATCGACGGTCAAGCGATCACCCTCAATCAACAGGTTCGGATCCGTTTCAAGCTTCTCCAAGAGAAGACTTTGTGGCGGGATTCCAGCAAAGATGCCGAACCTGTTGATTGTGGTGAGAATATCAATCTCGAACCGGAATCCGGAAGGAGCCGAGCCCTCATTGGGGAGGGGTGGGAACACGTTATCGAAGTCCGGGTTCGTGAGTGTAATCGGGGTCCTGCGTTTGAACACGCCCGAGGTAGACGCAAGCACGACCTGAATCAGCGTTTCCTTGCTGAATGCTGGTGCTTCGGTCCGCTTAATATAAACGGGCGTCATGGCAACTTCCACGTTATCGAGCATCAAACAGTAATCCAGAGACTGGTCTTCGTTGATCGGGTTCAGCAAATATAGCTCTTCCCGCAACATGTCGGGCGTCTGCCCGATGGAGTAGTCCGGATTCAAGTAGATGTTCAGCGTGATCTCACGAAGTTGCTCGCGACGACCAATATAAATGCCGGAACCGCCGCTTGTCTGAGCAAGCGTGACGTCTACCTCGGTCGGATCGAGACCGTCGATAGTCTTAGCGGTGTAAGGTGTCGAACGTGGGTTGTTGAGATCGAATAGAACGATCTGCTTCGAACCCTTCAAAATAATTTGATCGAATTTCATGTAATGTTCAACGCCTCCTTTGCCAGTGATAGTTGGCTCTTGGTTTGCTTGTAGATTTCGACGTGATCAAGAGCCTTGGGTGATGTGTTCGTCTGATTGAGCTCGATGATGGTCTGAGCCGGCTGTTCCTGAGACTTCGGCGAGAATATACCCTTCAGATTCGAGATCGTATCCTCGAAGAAGTTGGAGGCACCGTTGATGATTCGGTTAAGAACCACGGGTCCAACATCGAGACTGTCAAGGAAATCGTTGAACTGCTTGTTCCAGTGATTCAGATCGAGGATCGGAGTGATCTTCGGATCCTCAATACCCTTGGACAAGTCGTCCGCCTCATTCATACGATCCGTGAGGCCCTTGACAGCTTCCTCAGTCATCTTTTCGTACCGCTCATTACCATCGTCAACGGTAGCCATGAAGTCCTGAAGTGCCTTATCGCTTTCCTTCAGTTCTTCCTTGACGGGGAACTTGATTCCGAACCAACCGCCAACCGCCCTGACAAGCTTGGTAATCCACTCACCAATCGTGCCAAGAAGTGTGGTACCAGGACCCATGAACACACTCAAAAGGCCGTCGACAACAGCCAGACCCAACTTGATGCCCGCGGTGATGAGCATACCCTCGATACCAAACATGCTACCGATCGACAGACCGGCATCAAGAATGGTTCCCAGGAACGCCTCACTACCAAGAACCTCGTCGAGACCCTTGCCCTCTGCCAGCTGACCAAATGCTTCGTTCGCAGCAGCCTTGACCCCCTCAAGAACACCCTGGAGGTACTTGAGCTTTCCGCCAGCCTTCTCAACATACTTCTCCACAGATTCCGGATCGGCACGGTTGACTTCGCCGTGAAACTCCGCCATAGCAAGTTCGGCCTGCCAGATAGCGCCGCTCAACGAGTTCATTCCACCCTCCATAGCGGCGGTGGATATGATCGCGTCCTCAGTACCACTCTCCAGGATCTTGAAGAACTCATCAAGAACCTTAGGCATCTCCTTACCGAGACCCTTCGAGAATCCGGCGGTGAATCCCGTAGCGAACTTGTTAGCGGTCTTGGCCGCCAGCGTGTCCTTGGATTCGATACCGTTCACGAAGCCGTCGACAACATTCTCGCCAACCTCGTAGAATCGCCTCGAAGGTGAATGAATGCCAAGAGCATTCTGGGCAGCCTTCAATGCTCCCGAAGCAAGATCCTTCGCCGCCTGCACGACGGTACCCACACCGTCCTTGATGGCGTAAGCGATACCGTCAACGATCGCCTTACCAACTTCCTTGGCAGCCGCAACGACACGAGGAGTGTTATCACGAATACCCTGAGCAAGACCGTTCAGGAAGTCGACGATGAGGTCAACGCCAGCCTGAACGATTCGAGGCAGGTTGTCTGAAACGGCATTGATGAACGCGACAATGATGTCCGTCGCAGCAGTGACAACCTCGGGGATCCGATCACGAATAACATTGAGGAAGCCGATCATCAACTCAAACATGCCGTTAAGGATCTCAGGACCGAGCTCAGTAACGACGTCGATAAGCGTACGGACCAGAGTCTTAAACGCTTCGCCGACCTGAGGAGCGTGTTCGATGATGAGATTGACGACCGTCGTGAGAAGGGTGCTGATCACTTCACCGATCTTTGGCACCAACTCGATAACGACATCGAGCAACCCGCTGATCAATTCCTTGAGAGCACCAAGAATTGCGCCGGAGTTGTTGGCGATCGCAACGATAAACGAAGCGATAGCGTTAGCAAACGCCGTAGCCAATCTCGGAATGAAGGTTAGGACTGCTGTCATAGCTGTCTGCCCAAGCATGACAACTTCGAACAGCATCTTCAACGCCATACCGAACACCAGAGCAGCTGCGCCAACAGCAAGCAATCCGATACCCAGGGCGGCCATGCCGATACCCAAGGCAACGATGACCGGAACCACCGGGCCGAGAATATAACCAGCAGCGCCAATGATGACAAGGACGCCGGCCAGACCACCGAGGCCCATGAGCAATTCCTGCCAGGACATGTTCGCCATGGCAGTAATCGGAATGAGCAAAGCAGTCAGACCAATAGCAGCGATTCCCAGAGCAATGGCACCACCCATAGCGCCCTGAATGGCATTGAGTCCGACGCCCAATATGATCAAGGATCCGGCAAGACCGACCATACCCTTAGCAAGCTCACCCCAAGACATCCCGCCCATGCTCTGCATGACACTGGAAATGCCCATGAGCGCACCAGCAACGAGGGTAAGACCCACGCCCATCATCGCCATGTTCTTCGGCATCAGATGCAAAGCGCCAGCAACGATGACTAGTGCTCCACCGATACCGACGAGTCCCTTGACGAGAACTCCGGTATCCATACTACCGATTCGAGCGATGGCAGAGGATATGATCGTCAGTCCACCACCAACGAGAACCAATCCAAGGCCGATCGCCGGCAGATTCTTCGGCATCACATTCATCGAGGCAGCCAGAATAACCATCATCCCAGCGAGACCGCCCAGACCCTTGGCCAAATCGCCCAGCGGGATACGCCCCATTGCCTCGACCGACATAACCAGTAGCCTGATGCCCGCGGCCATCGGAATCATTGCGATTCCAGCACGAAGCATCGGGCCACTTGCCTGTCCAAGACCGTAGGACGCAGCAACAAGCATTCCGATGAGAGCTGCCGTTGCGACGAGACCCTTACCGAGCTCCTCCCAGCTCATCGACGCCATGACCTTCATCGCTGCAGCAAGAATAAGAACTGCGGCAGCCAACCCCATGAGGCCAAGCGCAATGATAGGCATCTGAACAATGCCTGGCGCACCAGCGATCTTGCTGATGATTGCCAGAGCACCAACGAGAAGACCCATGCTGGTGGTGATCGCGGTCATGGACTTGACGAGGGATCCGACGTCCATTGTCGAGAGCAACTTCATCGAGAGCGCGAGAACACCAACCGCAATAGCGATCTTGAGAATGATGTCGGCCTTGACGTTGGTCTGCATGACCGTCAACGAGCTCGACAACTTCTCGAACACACCACCGACATTGTCGAATGCGTCCTTGATGCTGGTGAATGCGTCCTTCAACTCACCAAATATACCACCATCTTCACCAGTGAAGCGATCGATAGCGCCCTTGACGACCTTCGAGAGACCGAAAGCCAGAGCACCAACAGCACCGGCACCGAGAAGCATAGAAATATTCCCCGGAGTAAAGAAGTTCGACAACATGTCGCGGAACTTGAACAATCCGCTGATCAGAGGCGAATCTTCCTCGAACGGACCGCCACCAACAAAGTCGCCCTTGGTCATGACGTTCCAGAACTGAGACATTGCCCCAGTCACCCATTCGATTCCCTCTCGAATCTTGAACAGAACGTCCACGATCTTCGAGTCTTCGTCGAAAGGTCCACCCCGGAAGTCACCCTTGGCGAGGATCCCATACACCTGAGAAATGACTCCGCCCAGATCACCGAAGTGTCCGAGAAGAGCTGCAATACCGCCACCAATTGCGCCGATCATCTTGATGGGCACTGCAAGGATGGTGCCGATCATGACGAAGAAGTTCTTGAACCCCTCGCTGTTGGCGAGAGTCTCATGAATCTTCACCAGGAAATCACCGAGAGAAGCTGTCAGTGACAGAACTCCTCCGGAGCCACCTGAGAGTGCGCCGAAGAGCTGCGCAAAGACACTGAAGATGCTCTTGACGATCGTCCAACCAATGCCAAATATAGCAAAGACGCCAGCGAAGGTTCGCCTGATCTTATCGGCTGTTTCGCCACTGACCTTGAGCCGCTCGGAGAATCGATGGAAGGCCTCCGTCAGACTCATGAGCGACTGCGCGGTGGCCGGTGGGAAGATCTGCGAGAACGCATCCTTGATCGGTCGAAGAACACCGAGCAATCCCTGCGCGACGTTCTTCAAACCTTCAATGAGCTTGTCTCGACCACCGAGATCGGCCCATCCCTGAAGAAGCTCGTTACGAGCATTACCGAAGCTGCTGATAATGTCGCCAAGGCCTTCAGAAATTCCGGTGAACAGCGTTGTTGCAGCGTCGAAGTCTCCAAGGAGAATATCGAACGTCTGCGACCACGAAGAACCAACGCCTTCCTTCAGAGTGTCGACAAACTGCGTCCAAGTACGAACCTTGGTAGCAGCATCCTGCGCGACCTTCTGCTGCTTGATGAATGCGTCAGCCTGCTTGTCCGACAAGCCGATCTGCTTCATCATGGAGCGGCTGACTTCTTCGTTACCCTCAGCCTGAATCTTGAGGTAGTTCTCCATCACATCCGCGGAGAGCCATCTCTTTTCGAGTGAGCCGTTGAAGTCTTTGGCTGCCTCTTCGGCAGTCATGGCAGTACCCTCGAAAGCCCCCATGGCTTCCGCAATCTGGATAATGCCGTCCTTCATGTTGGCGTTACCCATACCAACGTTCGTCAGAGACTTCCAGTCCATCAGCGTGATAACGCCAGCAGACAGAGCCTGGGACAGCTGGTATGCAGCACCAGCGGCACCCTGAGAGGTAGTACCTGACGCAGCGGCCTCGTTCGAGAAACCCTTAATCATGGCTGTTGCGTCTTTAACACCAATACCAGCGTTGGTGAACAGACCAATGTTCTTGGTCATGTCGCCGAAGTTGTAAATCGTAAGGTCGGCGTAGGTGTTCAACTCATCAAGACTGCTCGTGACGTCCTTCAGTGCAGCGTCATGCGTAGCGTAGTCTTTTGACGTGTTCGCCAGGATGGTCTGAATCGAACCCATCTTGAGTTCGTACTCAGCAAAACCATCCGACACCGGATCGATGGTGAGCATCTTTGCAATGCTCGTACCAGTGTCGATAACCTTATCCGTGATTCTCGACAGCGCCGTAATAGCAATCGTCGACAAGGCAATGAACTTGGCGCTAGCGCCTTCGATCTGGCTCGTCATGTTGCCGGCCTGGAAGCCATCGATGGACTTCTGGGCAGCGTCGATACCGTTAGGCGAGGTGCCAAAGTTGAGCGTACTCTTGAGATGGGTCAGAGTTGCAACCGACACCTTGACTGCAGCTTCGAACTTGGAGTTGTCGAACTGCATCGCAACGATGAGGTCATCAATTACGGCCATTAACGTGCCACCTTTCGCCGGACTTCGGCAACGATTAGATCAAAGACGGGTTTAATAGCTGGATTGATGAAGTCTTGTCCAGCGACATAACCGCCAGTACCAGTACCGTGTCCAAACTGAATGAGGATGACGATAGGTTCGCCTGTTACGGTCCTATTTTGATTGTGCCAGGAAAGCGTCCAATTAGAACCCTTTCTCTCAACCTTGCTGTACCAGGCGTTCCGAGATTCTCCCGAATCTATTGGTGTTGCTTCTGCCAAAACGTGCTCACCAAGCTTGCCATACTTACTGAGGACGTCTTGGATCTGCAGTTTGGACATCCTGTTCAGACGACTTTGAGCATTGTAGAAGGAACCCTTATGGGTTAGCGTAATCGACGGCATAAGGGCCCCTTTCGTTATTACCCGTCTCGGTGAACGGCTTTCCAGTTGATCGAATCGGCCAGGCGGTGTGCCAGGGACCCTCCCCCGGCATAGGGCTTCTGGTAGGCGGTGGTGTGCATGCCACCCAGGTACCCCTCGATGTCGACCCGGGCCTGGTTGAGGCGGGGGCCGAGACTGAGCAACCACTTCAGCGGGTTCGTCCGGAAGAGGTTCAGCTGATAGGCCAGCTGGAGGTCGCCGTCGTGCAGGTGGTGCGCCAGGTCGGCGAGGAACTGGCCGGGCATCACGTTGGAGGCGTCGGCTGCGGTGCGCAGGAGGGAGTCCTCCCGAGCGTCGGAGATCACGTCTCCGGGAGCAGTTGTCCAGTAGGTCCGATCCGGAATTGGGCCGAACCTTTGACCACAGATACCCCACCCGATCGTATCGGGGAGTTCGGATTGCTTGCGACTTTTGGGTCGGTAGGGGTCGGACAGCATTCCGACGGCGACCACCCGAGGCAAATGCTGCGGATTCTTCTCCAACCATTCACGAACGACTCGACACCCACCCGAGTACCCCAACAAGATGAAGGTCTCACCATTTAGTTGAGCAACAATTCGATCGATGTCGGCAAGCCCGATTCGAGTTGACTCGTCCCACGACTTGTCGCCACCAACGGTAGCCATCGAAGCCGGCCAGATGACGCGGTCAGGCTTGTACTCTTTGTTCAGAACGATCAAGCGCTCTACAACGTCGTAAAGAACTGACTGTTCGTGAACTACACCAGGCTGATTCGACCCGATTCCATCGGCATAGATGATGTGCATGAAGACCTCGAATCCTGTTTGGGAATTTTAATAGCGCAATTAATTACTGATAAACATCGATGTAACCGCTCTTAACCCAGCGATCATTAGCGCTAGCAGCAGAACACCAGGTAGTGATCTCGAAGAGCGAATTCGGTGGAATCGTCATCTCTTTGTAGCCGTCGCCACCATTCTGCCCACCGATGAAGATCTGTCGAACGCCATTGACGACGACGTGACCTTCGCGCTGACTAAACGAAGTTGTCGTAGTCCATCGAAATTCGTTAAAGGTGATCAGGATCGGACCACCCTGTGCAATGTAAAACTTTCCAGCGTCACCCAGTGTTCCAGAAGGAGCTTGAATTCGTTCCATGTCGAAGTGCGCAACAACAGAAGCCGGTTCAGATGTCGACCCAACGAACTTTATGCTGGCGAACGATGTCGAGATCGTTGTTGAGCTCGATGTGGTGGAAAACCCCGGGTAGGCGTTCCACTCACCAACCTCCAAGTCAGGATGCTTTGCTGAATATACGTACACACCATTCACATACACGACCACAACGTCCCGAAGCCGCTTGATGCGGATTGTGGATCCGTTGTTGATTGTGTGTGCGTGAGAATATAGAACGTGTGTTCCATCATAGTCTGTAAACTCAAGACGAGAACCATCGTTACCAAAGACGAACTCAACAGCGTAATCGGCGTAGATGTTTGCGCCAAGAACAACCGAAGAAGGACGAGTGAGCGGAGATATGAGTGACGGAACGAACTCGACAGTCATCTCGTTACCGTTGAATTGCTGATCCAGGAGACGATATTGCTTCGCTGCTACACTCGTAAGGCGAGGGGTGTAGTTGCCCGACACCACGGTTCCGCCAACCATGTTCGACTCGCTCATGTATGAGATAGGGAACTGTCCAAGATCTTGCGGAGTGTCGAAACTTGTCTCTCGAGTGACATAAGTCCCGATGGGGTATACTTCGCGAATACCGTGGACCGGGTGGTTAGCAACGACGACCTTTGGCGTGGCAGAGCCAAGCCTAACTCGATTGGGGGTGACTCCACCGACCTTGATCATTCCAGGATCACCGCCACAAAGCCGGGATCCGTACGAGTGGCTTCCGAAAGAGCGGTGTACTCCGCCATCGTTCCCGACCAGATTGTCTGAGTACGACCAGCTTTCTTTGCCATCTGGTAGAAGGCCGCCTGAACTCGATTGAACATCTCTCGAATGGTCATGGTGGCTCCGGAGGAGGATCCGCCGCCCCATCCTTCGTTGCTCGGCGACGATACCGTAGCCAGGCTGGTGTCGACCGTTCCGTCAAGAGCTCCGGTGACCGTCGGGGTCGCTGCGCTACCGCCGATGTTCCCCTGAAGACGGATGCCGCCCTTGGTCGAGTTGGTAGCGTCAGGAACTCCTCCGGGATCCCCCTTGACGCCCTGAGGGCCGCGAACGTTACCGGCCACGATCTCCTGACCACCCTTGGTCACGAGGACGAGGGCGTCACCCTGGATGGTTCCGCTGGTGACGGTAGCCTGCTCCATCGCAAGCATTCGAGCAGCTGTGAAACCGGTGATTGTTACTTTTGCCATGATCTACTCCTCATCTTCGTCGTCGGTACTGGAAAGCTCGTACGTGTCTTCATCAATAAATACGGCATTGGCGTCCTTCATGGTGAACAACCCAACACCAGGCAGCTGCTTGATGAAGTAGTCCGAACCCGTAGCGCTCCATGTACCGTCGCCGTGATCAACAACCTCGATTTCGGCGGCCGTTGTTGTCATGTACTCGAACTCATCAATGGTCTTCATCGATGGATCGAGAGTGTCGTTACCATAGAGGGCCTGTTCGACTTCGAAGATCGCCAACTCATGCATCTTTGTCGTGTCAAATATGATGTGAGAGCTGGGACGAAGGTTCAATCCGGCAACAGGAACCGAAGTGAGATCCCAGGAGAATTCCTGCGGAGCCTGTTTCTGATTCGTAGTCGAGTATGACTTGTTCGAGGGCTTTGCTGTAAGATTGTACAAGACATGAATCTTATAGCCACCAGAAAGTCCGTCTACATCGTTACCGACCATTGTCCGGTACGAGAGATGAAAGACTCCGGTCGGAATCTGCCCAGTAACAAAGATGCCGTTACCAGACTGACGAACGCCGTCATACAATTCGAACTCTTCGGGGTAGGTGTACGCCTTGAGCGTTCCACGGAAGTCTCCGCGAGAAACGTAGTCGTAATACTTGATCCCGTTGAAGTACAGAGGCTCAACCGTCGTGTCAGAAACTTCATCGACGGCGGTCAGACCGTTCCAAGGGACAGCGATACCTTCGTCAGGGAGGTATAGAACGCCGCGGTCAATGCCGACCTCGTAGCGTCGTTGTCCCACTGAGTTCCAAACAATGCGTGACACTAAAACACCTCCCTATTAACCAGTAGTATTCAGTTCCCGTTTACGCTGCTCGTTGAGAGCGCGACGCTGAGCAGCAATGCTCTCCGTCTTGGTCTTGTTGACTGTCTTTCCGCCACTCTTCTCCTCAGCAACACGACGTTCTTCGTTGAAGACCTCGATGAGGGTAAAGAGCCTGTTCAGATGCCAGTATTGAGCTTCCCAAGGGATCTCGTATGAGGTCATCCAGTAGTAGATCAACTCGCTAGTGACGACCTGTCGGTTACGCTTCTTGCGTTCCGGGCGGTTGAACCAGGTAGCGGTCTTCTTGCCGTTGATGTACTCATTGATCTTGGCGTAATCCTCATTGTCGAGTTTGAGAAAAACCTCCGGAGGAGTTTCTTCATCGAGGTCCATCATCATTACGTAGATGAAGATCTCTGCTGGAGACTTGTCTTCTTCGCTGAGGAAGGGTTTTTCGAATTTCGACTCCCATTTTGACAGTGAAACTAAGGAGTGCTCCAGCCTCAACTTCCAAGTGGTTTCGATGAATTCCTGCTTCTCTTCATCGAAGTCTTCTTGGACAACAACCTGAAGCTGGAGCATACCTTAACTCTCACTCTCTAATAGAGCTTGGACCTAGGGGGTGAAGGTCCAAGAAGTGACGGCACCCGCCGGAAGGCGGTAGCCCACATCGGCCTGTGCGGTCACCGTGGTGACCTCTTCGATGATCTCCTCGCCGGTCACCGGAACTCCATCGATCATGTAGACCACACCGGTCACCGTGGGGATGGTGATGGTGTCGGAGGGGGCGTCGAACGAGGGCGGGGTAGCGGTCACCAGGGTGGCAGCCTCCCCCACCAGGGACAGAACCTCTTCCGGCATGGGCATCCGGGGCTCGGTGTCGGCGCTACCGTAGAGGATCGCCTCGAGGGCGGCCATGTCGGCCGGGTTCACCTTCGTCGAGTCGATGGTGACGTGGGCGGTCGGACGGTAGGGCTTGCCGGTGGCGGCATTGATGCCGGCGACGGGGACCGGATTCGTGGTGATCTCCCAGCTGAAGGTCGCAGCCTCCGGCGAGTCGTTCACGGTCGAACGCGACTTCTCCGACGGAGCAGCGTCGCAGCCGTAGACCAGGTGAAGCTTGTAACCGAAGTCGGTACCCACGATGTCGTTGCCGATCAGCGTGCGGTACGAGAATCCGAAGCTCTTTCGGGTCTGCTGAGCGATCTGGACACCACCAATGATGGCGGTACCGTCACACTGAGCAAAGGCATCCGGGTAGGTGAAGGCCTCGATGGTCGCACCGAACTCCTCAGCCGAGATGAGGTTCAGGTACTTGATGTTGTCCGCGTACTGCGGGTTGGCCTCTGCGCCCGACGGCGACTCCGAGACCGAGGTCAGGCCGTTCCAGGCGTAGCCCACGGCGTAAGCGCCCGTGTTGTCCGGGATGTACAGAACGCCATGGTCGACACCGGTCTCGTAGAGACGGTCGCCGGCGGTATCCCACTTGATTTCAGTCATTGTTTCTTTACTCCTCAGAAGTACAACGTAAAGACGTCGTGGTTCAAGTTATCTGCTGTGAAAAACCGGGTATACGACGTCTTCGGTAGCATTGCCACCTTTTCAACAATCGCACTGTCCGGGTTCTGGTCGATGACAGTAACTTCGTATCTCGTGGCGTGTCTATACGGACCATTGTCTGCATACGACACATCCATGTTATCTCGCGAGTAGACGATGCACGGATACTGCATCTTCAAACCGTTAGGCGGCTGAAAATATACGTTAGGAACTAGTTCCTTGAGCTTCTCTTGCAGCTCAATCCGCGGTCGGGCCATTGTAAATACCTCCCAACCTGAGGACCAGCCGGGGGCTCTGCACTTCGACGTTTTGAACCGTCCACAGAGCCCCCGACCAACTCACATACCGGATAGCGAAGAAATGGTTGTGCGCGTATGCATCAGCTACGATGGAGATAGAGTTACTGACGGAAAGATCGTCGTGGAGACGTTCTCCCGCATCCAGGGATCGGGCGTTCCGGATGACGTCACCGTAGTACTTTCGTTCCACGATTTGATCAACCCATACGCCCGATCCCGGAGGCGTTTCCACAGCGTCGCCATAACCAACTACACCGTAGAATTTAGACATTTGTCAGCTGAAGCTACCGCCGACGGGGCCGTTCTCGCCGTCGAACATCCACTCGTCATCGGCGCTCGATGCGAGGTAGTAGTTCGCCGAGGCCGGAACCGCGATCACGGTCAGCTCATCGTCCGGACCGAGCTCCACCGGCGAAGCGGTGGTCAGGGTCGCGTTGGTGAGCTTGTTCTTGTAGGTGACACCGGTGATGGTCGGAACCGTCACGGTCTTCTCCTCGTCATCCCAGGTGGGAGCGACGGGGGTCACCAGAACAGCGCTGCTGTTCACAGCCTTGACGACGAGGGCCGACTTCGCCTTCACCAGGGCACCCGAGATGCGAGTCTCGATGAGGTACTTGTACTGGTTGTAGTCGATGTCGAAGTCGTCGAACAGTGCGACGTCGCCACCCTTGTCAGCGCCGATGGTGTAGTCCATCAGGTTGACCATGATGCCGATGGTGTCGACCGACGGCTCGTCCATGATCTCCACAGCGGTGATCTTCGAGACGCGCAGAGCGGCCGCGAGATCGTTCACCGTCGGGTAGATACGACGACCCAGCGAATCCTTGATCAGCAGAAGCTGAGCCAGGACGGTCTCGCTGGTGAAGAACGTCGGGTTGCCCGAACCACGGTAGTGCCGGCGCTGCAGCGTCAGAGCATCGATGATCTCCTCGGCCGAGTAGCCCTGAGCACCGGTGTTCACGTACAGCTTGGTGACGTAGAGATCGTCGTCGGTCGCGATCGGACGGACGTGATCCTCCGAGATCTTGTCGTCGTCACCGGTCGAACGGCCGTCACCGAGCAGAACCGCCCGAGCGATCTCCTCCTCGAGCATGAGACGCATCTCACCCTTGAGCCATGCGACCACGTCGAAGTCGGTGATATCCAGGATGTCGTCCCGGTCCAGCTTCTGCTTCTTGTACACGGTCTGAGGGGTGGTGGAGCGCTTGGCGACCCGGAAGAACTCTTCCTTCTTCAGGTTGCCCTTCACGTAGCCCTTCGCCCGAGCCTCGTCGAGAGTCAGGTTGGCGGTCAGGCTCTTGATCCGCGAGAACGGGGTCTTGCGGGTGCCCGACATGACCTCGGAGACCCACTCGGTACGACGAGCGAGGAACTCCGGGGTGCTGGAGATCGCCTTGGCCTCCGGGAACAGAACATCGATGTCCTGGATGCCGTGCTGGAGGGCGTAGTCCTCGACAGCTTCCTTGACGGAGCCGAGACGCTTCGCGCCTTCGAAGATCGAGGTCGAGTCGGCGTGACTCAGAGCGGGGGTGGTGTCGACGCCGGCAAGGGAATCGCGCTCGAAGACGTTGTGCGACATGTTGTTACTTCCTTCCGAGAAGCTGGAGTGCTGTGCGGTGGATTTGTCATCTGCATCGGACGATGCGGAATCGCTGGACGAGTCGCCTTCGGAATCCTCCAGCGCCTGCCCGATCATGAAGTAGACGACGTTCTTCTGCTCTTCAGTCATGCTGTCAAAGATCTGCTTGACAGTCTTCTCATCGGAGTCGGAATCGTTGTCGTCGTCATCGTTGCTGTCGGACGTGTCCGTATCGGCATCATCGCCGTCGGCGTGACTCAGAGCTTCGCCGAGCATGTACTCGACGACGTTGCGCTGCTCATCGTTCAGTGTCTCAAAGACGTCTGCGACGGTTTTACCCATGGTTTTGGTACTCTTTTCTTCTGAATGAATGAGCGGTAGTCCTGTGTAGATGACCGCCTCATCATCAAGAAGGTCCACGGAACCATCACTGTGTGCGATGTTGACGTTGTCAATCAAAGCGCCAGGATTGGCGCCAGACAGAACAAGACTGACCTCACGGATGGTTCCGTGCATGACTGCCTTGTCCTTTTCCACCAGCTTGTTTGCATAGATGGAGAGCGCGGTGATGTCACCGTGCTTAACGAGTGCCTTAGCGCTCTGTGCACTCTCAGAGTCGTTGAAGAATCCGTGACCGTAGACGTCCCCGTCACGAGCTTCAAGGACAATGTGGCCGAGAACGTTGGTTGGCTCGTTGTGCGTGTGCTGCCAAACGAGCGGGACCTTGCTCCCGTCCATGTGCTTGAATGCGTCAGACATGATCGTTCGACCGTCTGAGCATCGAAGGTTTGCTTTTGTGGCGTAACCACTAAAGTCGGGTTCCATTTTGACCGCCCCCTTTCGTTGGTTTGGACGACATGTTGTGAATCATACTAAGCTCCAATTCGACCTATAGCTTCGACTCGCTTCTGCAGTTTTTCAATGCGTTCGGCAGTCTTATCAACTTTTTCTTGAAGAGCTTCGTTACCAGTCTTGGGGTTCTCTTCCTCATACTTCTCTTTTGCATACTCAGCGGCTTCCCGCTTTTGTGCAGCAGTCTTTTTCTGAGGCTTTTCGTCTCCCTCGGCTTTTTCGCCCTTCTTCTCCTTAGAGTCCTTCATACCTTTGGAGCTACCCGGACTCTTAAGCTCTTGCGTGATCATTCGATTAAGGGTGTCTTCGGAGACATTCCCGGCACGACGCATTGCTGCGATCTTTGCCTGTTTGATCGCACGGTTCAGTTGATCAAGGCGGGTTTCCAGTTCCTTGAGCTTGGCCTGGAGCTTCTGGCGTTTGGCCTTACGTTCGGCCGCCAGCTTCTGCTTCGCCGCCTGGGCTCGGGCCGCGGCGTCGCGACCTTTTCCCACCGGTTTGGCTGCGGCTGGCTTACGCCCCTTGAGTTCCCTAGTTCGCAAATAGTATTCACGAGCTTTGACTGGATCGTACTCGTGAAACAATTCGTTGAGAGGAGTCTCGTAGAATGTTCCCACGTCAGTCTTCTCCCCCAAGCTCGCTAAACATCTCGTCGAGCTTTGAATTGAGAGAGTCCAAACTTCCGTTCATCGCGTCTTCGGATCCGTCGTCCTCTTCAGCATCGACGACTTCGCCTTCGATCGTTTCCGGAGCTGCAGCAGCTCCAGTAATCGTTTGAGGCATGTTGCTGTTGATGAGCTGATCGGCCTTAGGATCGCCAGAAGGAATCATACCAACGACCTGACGGAATTCATTCGACGACATGATTTCGTTTCGAGTGAACTTGTCAGCAATTTCAGCGATGTTCTCAATCGGAACCAGGCGGAACGGATCTCGGAAGAACCGAACCGCTTGCTTCTGGGAACGAGCGGTCTTAGACAGGAAAGTGCGATGCATGGATTCGGTAATCGCTGCCGTGATCGGCTCGATTGTTCGATTCCAGTAATTGAGCATCGTCTTCTCGTCAGCGGTACCGTTCATGATTGCTTCAGTGATACCTAGCTGACCATAAAGCATCTCGGTAAGGTAGGTGACCTGAGCCATGAGGTTGTTTTCGACCGGACGATTGAGCTGGGTAATCTTCTCGGTACCATCAGTATAGGCGATGCCATACTTGCTGCCCCGGAGCTGATCCTCGATGTCCGTTCGTCTCTGCTCAGCCTGCTGTCTCCGAGCCTCCGACTTAATGACGTAAGGCAGCTGGATGATCATGTCGAGTTTGCCCGAGGCAGAAGCTTCGTCGACGGAGTCGAGGAGGTTCAACTTTCGAACAAGTCGCTGTAGCGTGGAGTTTGGCTCGTTCATGATTGCATAGAGAGGGTTCGTCACAATCGCAACGTTCTCTTTTGAAACCACGATCTCTTCACGCAGACCAGTGTTCTCGTTATACAAGCTAACTCGAACGCGCTTCGGGTGCCAAGCAACGATTCTACCAACACGCATGGTAAGAATGTCGTAAGAACTCGAATGCGCAGGATTCAGTGAGGTGTCCACTGGAACGATCGCCAAGTACCCTTCGGAACAAAGTGTCATGGCAATGTCTTGGCGGAAATCTCGAGATCCTTGATCGATGTTTGCTTCGACCGTAAGACAATGATTCAAACCACTGTCCATATCAGACATGAAACGATTCTGATCGTCGAGTCGAACATGACGCATCTGGATAGAAGCAATGTCGATACCGATTCGAGTATAGATCGCCGTGATGATCGACCGCTCACCCATTGTTCCGCTTGCAGCCTTGACCCGATCTGGGCGAGAACCATAAGAAGCAGAACCAAAAGGCTCAAGACTTTGTTCTTCCTTCTCAGAGTTAGCGGCAGTGAATGTGTTGTAAGCGTGTCGCATCTTCTTAGCAATGCTAGCCATAAGTCACCTCCTTTCTCCTATGTCTTCTGCTGGCATCTTCAACTCCCATTTTGACGTTACGTTCCACCTCGTTTACCCTTGAAGTCTCGGTTGGCGAGAACGTTTCGCTGGGCTTTGTTGATTTCGTCTGCACTGAGCTGACGAACATCCTTCACCTTCACAGTGCTTTGCGCAGACAGAAGGATCATCGGTTTCTTACTCCAGATGCCAGCATCGTTGTCATCGAGGATGGCGTCATACCCCTTGGACTTGACCTTGTTGAAGTAGACGTCGGTGACGGCGAGTTCCTGATTACCAGCCACCTTGTTGAACTTCTTGTAAGCCTTCAGCCCAATCTCCTTGGCGTTCAGCTCGGTGATCTCATCCTTGTACCCGCTTTCCTTCATCCACTTCCTACCCTCAGGGGTCTGAATGGTTTCGATGAAGGTGTCGACTCGGACCTTCTGAGACGGCATAGCCATCTTCTTCTTGGCCTCGAGCTCGACCTGGTAGACCGAGTGGTACTCCTTCTGACCGAAGGCGAACTTCTTCTGGACGGCGGGGATGACTGCCTTGTACATCTCGTTGTCGCTCTCCAGCGTGGAGACGTAGAGCCGACCGGATAGTGCTCGGTCATCGACACCACGTACAATGCGATTCAGAACGTCGCCCTTTTGGATGTACTCTTTACCACCCTCGAGTTTGTCGTACCATTCCTCATTGTAGTTCTGCTGCTTCTTGAGCTTTCCACCACCAGCAAAGTACCGAGTCATCTGAACGCTTGATCCCGCTCGTTTGACCATGCCTTCGGTTGTGGTCGATGCTTTCTCACTATAAGAGCGATGTTGGTCTTTGCGAACACCCCACTTCATTCCCTTGACACCATGGTGTGCAAGGAAAGAACTGACACTACTCACGGTTTACCCTCCAGACGAGATCATTGCGTTGAAGTGCGCTGGGTCAAGGGTCGGCGAGTATTCCGTGACCTTCTTTGTGATGGGATCGACCTTGAAGTAGGGGTTCATAGACCCTTCGAACTTATCACGTTTGTCGATCGCAAGGATGTACCAAGCGTCCTCATAAAAGGTGGTCCACTTAACAGTTCGGCTCGGATAGACCTTAAGAAACAATTTAATGGCTTCGTTCTTCAACATTTAAAGCCCCTTTACTTCATCCACCTGGTCAGGTATTTCTTGTTAAGATCTTTGTTATCGAGACGAGTGAATGACGCGGTTTCCGTATTCATAAAGACCGGTGAACCATCGACATACTTGGCCCCCGATTGTGTGTCGAAAACGTGCGCTTTCCCGTTAATGACTTCGTAGGCGACACTATGTGCACCACCAGGAATTCCTGGTTGTGGGGCACGCCAATTCAGAATGAGCTCGCCTCTTGAACGTTCCGGCTGCTTGTCCAGAGTGGCAAAGATTGCCTTTGCGCCACCGGGACCGATGTAATTCTCTCCTCCACCACTGAGATGGAAGTTTGCGTTGGCCTGTCTCCGCTCACGACCCTTAAAGCCAGAGGCTTTTGTCATCCCTTCGACGTCTTGACCACGACCGGCTCGAGCCTTGGTTGCCTCGACATCAAACCCACGTCGTCTCATCTCGTAGGCGAGTGTTGCACGACGACAGTTCATGGTAGCACCAGCACCCGGGTAATCAGGGTTAATGCCAGGAATGACCTTGTCGAAGATTTCTTCGGCGCTATACTTTTTGTTAGCGAAGTCGGGTCGCTTGTCCCAGTATTCGGAGTTCAAAGTCATGAACTTCTTACCACGAGTAACGGAAGATCGAACCCGCCCACTCTGAAACGCATTGTCGATTCCCCGAGCTCCGTAAACGGTAGCCATAACGCCAATCGCTACGGCGCTGGCCGGGTCAACGACGCCAACGGTAGAAGACGCGGTCGCTCGATCTTTGCGAACGCCCCACTTCATACCTTTGACGCCGTGGTGGGCAAGGAAGGCATCGACATTGGAGTGTTCTACATCCCTGTCAAACAAGGCGGCCTCGACTTCCGTGTCAAACCCAGCGAAGGTTTGTTCGAAAGCTAGTTCAAGCTCATCTGACTCTTCATCAAGCGTATCGCTATGTTTTAGACGAGCCTTAGTTAGGTCCAACTCCATGTTGGTTAGACCACCCCAAACGGGATCCTGCTTCTTCTCCCGAGCAGTGGCTTCTCTTGTCACAACAAACCCCTGCTTTTCGTAAATATGTCTGGCATCAGGCGCATTTCCTGGAACTTCCAGCGTGATCTTCTTAACGCCTTCTGACTGACCATACTTTACGGCAGCATCAAAACAGGCGCTACCATAGCCTTTGCCTCGGGCATGGTCGTCCACACCCAACCATTGGAGATAAAGCTCATCCTTGCTCTTTTTGGAAAACGATGCATCGCCAACTTTTTCGCCACCAGCAGAGATTTCGAAGTTGGAATAACTCATTGCGCCTTCGAAGTTTTTCTTTGATAGCGCAGCAACCTTGGTTGTGAGTTTTCCGTACTTCGTCTCTTTCATCTCAACCGTTTCACCGTTTTTGGTAGTTACGGTGATGTTTTTCATCTCTCTATTATTGAGAGCTTCAATTCGAGCTTTTCGTCGCTCGTTGTAGGACGGCTTTGATGCTGTACCTCTGACGTTGGAGTTTTCGCTATTACGAACACCCCACTTCATGCCTTTGACGCCGTAGTGGGCAAGGAAATCATCTACTTCGGTCATGGCTCCTTGCCTCCTATGGTTATCCGCCGAGCTTTTTCCGAACGTCTTCCTGGATCCGAACTTCTCGGACATAAGTGGCTCCGTGACCACCCATCAAAGTGATTGCAGTACGTTTACCCCGAGAATATCCCTCTTCTTTGGCCAACTGGGAGGCTGTATAGCCACCCATGGTCGCCATGTCGAAAGCCAGAGTCTTGGCCTTGTTGCCGGCAGAACGAGATTTCCAGGCTTCCTTGTTGGCTTGCCTGTGTTCTTTTCGAGTCTCTTTGGTGACCTGCCGAACCATCTTGCGGTTGGGCTTAACGCCTTCGGGGTTGTGTTTCGTAACACCCCACTTCATGCCTTTTACGCCATGATGTTCCAAAAAATCACTAACATCACTCGATGTCATCGGAACTTACCTTTCGCTATTCAAAAGCTTCCTTGTTCGCTTTGTACGCAATGTATGCATCCATCATCGCAGCGACATTATCGATCTTCTCTTCCTGCCGCTTCTTCAGAAGTTTGCGGTTACCGTTTGTATCTTCAAGCGTGATGGCATTACCCATCGTGAACGACATCAGACTTTCATCAAAGATTAGCTGACGTTGCTCGCTAAGGATCTTGAGTTCACCAAGAGGGACGGACTCGGTCCGAGCGCCCTGGATGACCTTCTCGATTCCGAAGGGACCATTCTCTGCTTCCCAACGGGTGACGAATTCCTTAGCGTTGTAAGGGTCGAACCCGAGAGTTCTCACGTCATACTCGGCAGAGATGATGTGCTGATCTAAATCGTCGTATACTTCCATCATGTCGAGGATTGTCCCCGGCATGACGTGAAGGCTGCCTTCATTCACAAACTCGTCGTACTTGAATCGAAGGGCTCCGGGCAACTTCATAAGAGTCAACTCGGTGATGTAACTTCGAGTCTTCACTCCGAACTTTCCTGAACGAAGAGGGAAGAGGAAAGTGAAAGCGCAGAAGTCGTCGCCCTGTGAAAGGTCGGCACCAAGAGCACAAGGATGCCGCCAGAAACTCTGACGTCGGTGAGGGATGGTTTCCTCGTAGGTGAAGAAGTAGGTGTATCCCTCCATGGGGATCCCGAAGCGTTTAGCCAGGATGTCGTTGCGAGATGCCGGAGCTTTCTCTGCTCGTTCCACGTCCAGGTGGTAAGTTTCGTACGTGACGGTCTTACCGAGATTGGGATTAGCTTTCAACCACATCTCTGGCTGAGCGACTTCTTCAAGATTGTCTAGCTTGTAGTGCCAGATCGAAACGTGCGGCGCTGCGTACTCACCCTTAAGGATGTCTGCAAGTTCCATTTTGATTGTGTCGCCCGAACCGTTTCGAATGGTTCCTTCCGAGCTAACTGCGACAATCAAGTAATCGTCAAGCTTAGACGCTCCCTGCTCAATAGCCCCGATGACGTCTTCTCGAATGTCACCAGACAACCACTCATCGACCGTAGAAACTTTCGGTCGTAGGCCCTGAAGCTTTGTGATGGCCATTGGCCTGACTTCGAGGATGGACCCGGTAAGGAAGTTCTCAATGCCCTTCTTTGTCGATGCCAGCTTCTGCCGATTACCTCGGCTACCTGTCGTGTTCTGCATCGAGCCCTCGGTGAGGAACTCGAACAGGGGGCCACGCGCTCTTGTGATGGCTGTTCGAAAGGGAGACATAACTTCTTCCGACTGCTTCATGGTCGGTGAGGTGGTGATCTGGTGCGTCGTTGAGGTGTCGACGTTCAGGAAGTAGCTCTGTAGCAGAGATTCGTAAAGCGACTTCGCGGCCCCTCGGGCGACGATGAGGTACTGCTTCGTCGTCAGGCGTTTCCGGATAGTCCGGTTCACGTATCGCCCACCATGCGAGTCTTCGTACGGGACGTAGACGCTTCGCTCAACAAAGTAGTACCATCCGAAGACCTGCTCAGCCCAAAGCTTGAACGAATCCAATAGGTGAAGGTCCGAACCGTCGGTCAGAGTCATCTCGGTTTCGCAGTAACGAATGAAACCCTCGATGGCCTGATCGTCGTAGTACATGTTCGGATTTGCGATGAGATCGTCGATTCGATTCATCTCCAGAGCAATCTCCCTGTTAACAGGAATTTCACCGTTGAGAACTGAATCTCTGAACCGCCCATAGTATGTTGGAACGGCTGTGTTCGACAATCCCATCGCAATTCTCCTAGTAGGTAATTTAACGCAGCTGACGCTGATTCCGCCTACCGATCTGACGAGGCGGAGGCGAGGGTAGATCGTTTGCCTGGTTTCGAATCCACTGAGGACGACCGGATCCGCTACCAGAGTCTGAAGAGCTTGACTGATTGCTGACGGCACTCTTCACGGCTTCGGTGATGGCCCACTTGAGGCCTTCCTTCGCCAATTCTCTACCAGTTTCTTTCAGAATGTCTGCGACGTAGGTCTGACCAGCAGAACGAGCCGACTGCGACTTCTTGTTCGCAACCAGCTGAGCATACTGCTGCTCGAGATTCATTCGCGTGACCATCTCCTGCAGCTCTTTGTTGGAGAGCATGTCAGTGCCATGTTTCTGAGAACGCTTCCGAGCTACACTAACGGTGGCTGCTTCTTCCGACGCCTTCGGTCGGACGATGTTGGCCTTTCGGTCGAACTTCTTGGCGGCTTTTGCGTCCGCCTTGCGCTCGGCCCGTGTTTTTGTCGACTGATTGTTAGTCCCAGGACCAGCGTTGCCCCCAGAAGAACCAGAACCGCCCCCTGAACCAGAAGAGCCAGAGCCAGAACTACCACTGCCGCCCCCATCAGTGCTCTTTCGACGAACACCCCACTTCATGCCCTTGACGCCGTAGTGCATGAGGGCGTAACGCATGTCTTCGTCAGTCAGCTGATCGTGAATGAGCTCGTATCTGGTAATCATCCCGTACTCATCCGTATGTGGACGAATATGCGACTCTACCGTTCCGGTGTGAGCGGCGACGTTGATGGAAGAAAGGATCCAATCACCATCCGGACGAGCACACAGATCAAACCGACGATCGGCACGTTCCGAAGGACGGCCGCCAACAAACTTGTCGAGGTGTTCGAGGAACGAAACCTGGTTCTCACGAATATAAACCTGCTTCGGTTCCTTCGTGGATCCGTGCTGAAGTTCGCCGGCAATGGCGTGCTTGACGAATCGACCTTCTTTTGCGAGCTTTCGTGCCGAGGCACCAGCCACATCGATCGTTCGACGAACCGCGTCTTCAATCGGATTCTTGTATTCCACCTTGCGGGCCCCAATGCCATGATGTTTGAGATTGCTCGGCTCACGAAGCTTCCGACGAGCAAGAACGTTGCGCATGACAACGTCTCTCGGGGTTTCCGGAATCTTGTGTGCGGCTGCCCGTTCGGCATTGCGATGGGCGATCGTATCGATGGCCATCGTTTCATAGTCTGGATAATCCAGCTTGAACGTGGGACCATCAAAGTCGTCGACCCACAGAGCAATCCGATCGAAGTAGACCGAATACAGCGGAAGTGAATGAAGACCGGACGTCTTGTTGGCCGGCCGAGCCGGATACCCCAACGTCAGATGAGGCGTCCAACCAGGGAACTGCTCCGCGGAGTCATACGCAGAGCGGATCACCGAGTCAGCAAGAAGGTATGAACGGAAGTCCACAACATTCTTGAGACGCTTGTTGTTCTCGAAGAACAGAACGTCGGCCTGATCGTCCCCCAGAATTCCACGATCGCGAACCTCAGCTCCAAACTTGAAGATGCTGGTGTTCACGGCGTGCTGAAGGTACTGCGCGATGTGCTGAGCCTTTTCGGGATCGCTTTGTTCACCCAAGAAGAGCAGCGTCATGTGTGGTACTTTCTCAGAAGAGATCTTCCACACAGATTCGCCGTCTTCAGGAATGGCGACAATAGCCCACGATGTCATGCTCGGTCACGTCCTTCCCGGTAAGTGTTCAAACGCCACTCAAGTTCTTTGATTTGTTCTTGCATGGCGGTGAGAACAAACGACGTAGACGGCGGATCGAAGATGATGCGAACTTTGAGATAGACGTACGTCTTGATTGAATTCAAACGCATGTCTTCCTCGAGAAGGTCACCCCACTCCTCACTGCTGTCCTGGATCATGAAACCCTCTTCGGGTCCAAGTCCTAGCTGATTGAGCGTTGACAGTGCACTGTTGATGTGCATGATGATGTCCATGTCAAACGCATCGTATTCCGCGTCGATACCAAGGATCTTCTTGGTGCTATCGAGAATACTTTCGGACACGTGGGGTCACCCCCTCTCTTGTCAAACTCCCATTTTGACGGTCGAGAACTACCGAGTCGGTCGACTCATGCTCTCGGCGATCCGAAGAAGTTCTGCGGGATCGGTTTCCCGAACCTGAACGTTCGGATTGTCGATCTCGATTGCTTGAGTCGGAGAATCGTCGTACTCTTCGTCATGGAAGTGGTTTGCATCGATCCGTGCTGCGATCTCGTCGTGGAGCTTATCGGCGATCGACTGCGTAACACCATTCTTCGTCTTTGAGACGCCGTAGGTGGTGGCAATCATGCCGACGACAACTACCAGGAAAGGGAACCAGGACGGAAGGTCCGTGCCACTCTCCACCAGGGCCGAAAGACCCGCGGCGGCAATGGTGGCCACGCTGCCGATGGCAGTGGTGACCGTGTTCGCCTTCTTCTGGGCTACCGTCTCCTTGGCCTTGAGGTCCTGGACCACCTGGTCGACGACGGTGAGGCCTGCTTCGCTCGTTGCCATCACTTACCCGCTTCCTTGCCGGCGATCGCTCGGGCTAGGGCGGCGATGTCCTCCCGAAGGAGACGCATCTCGTCGAGCACCTGCTTGCTGGCCTCCACGCTTGCCTTCGACTGCTGGTCCGCCAAAGTGGCGTGGTAGTCGATCAGCTGAATGAAGTCCTTGCGAGCGAACGACTTGCCCGGAGTAACGAGACTCGCGATCTTTGTATCCCAAAACTGCATTGGTTCTCCTGCTTCTGTGACTGGTTCGGCCGGTGTCTGCGGCGCTTGGTTGAAGGGCGGGTTGTCGATGTAACGTTGGACTTGTGTTTGGAAGTCCTTAACATTGATCAGACCCGGATCCCACTTGCCTTGAACCTTGGCCCAGTCCTTGTGACCGATCACTCGAGTCGCAGGAAGGCCGAGGTACCAGCAGATGGCCGCGCAGATACGGTAGTAGGCATCAAGCATCTTCGGCGGCCACGGAGTGACGCCATCCGAGTTTGCTTCGATACCGATCGTGACTGCATTGGCATTGTTCGTCTGGATCCCAGGCCAAGAACCGACACCAGCGTGCCAAGCGATTCCAGCAGCGACAACTGTTGCCACAGCATTTCGATCCAAGTGGATCTGAGACACAGGGCCGGCTAGACCAGGACTGCCGTTGGCAATCGATGCGGCAGACGCATTGTTTCCACCAGTGTGATGAATGACAATGCCCCAGATGATGTTGAAATCACCATGTCCTCGGTTTCGCCAGCCACTGTATTCTCTGGTATCCACGCCAAAAGCGCGAAGCACTTCTACTAGAAACAGAGGATCGCCTCTGTGTCCAGGATTTCGATTCACCATACGCTAACTCCTCACCAGAGCTTAGTGTCCCCCGGCCGTCTAACCACTTGGACCTTCGGGAGCTGATTCTCATCGCCAAAGTGTATGGCGTTATGTGTCTTATGTGATGTACAGATCAAAAACTCGGGATCAATGATGGATTCATTACCCTCAACAATGTCTTCGACACGCATTGGGTTCATATGATGAATCAGAATCTTATCGTAGATCTCATGGTCTGCAACCCCAAGATCACATCCAAGATCTCTAGCAATCACATGCTGTCGAATGCGACGCCACTCAGAAGATCGATAGAAGCTCTGATTGATGTGACGATCAAACCCGAAAGTAGCGGTCCCTAGAGATCCGTGTAGAACCAAATAGCGAAATCGATCGATAAACGAATCGATCTTGACCAATTCAGAGTATCGCCTAATCTTCATCGAAATCATCACCCAAAGAAATGGGATCTTGCCCAGCATAGCTTCGCATTGCATTGAGGGCGAGGCCGTATAGCTCCTCAACCTTCTTTGCTGATGCCATAGCTTCTGCCTTCGCGGTAAGAACTTTGTTCTCATTACGAAGACGCTCTTGCTCAAGACGTTCGCGAGAAGAGCCGAGCTTCAAATAGTGCGTCAGTACCTGGCTGGAAACGGTGCCTTCTCGGATTTGCTTTTCCGCGAGGTCAACTGCCGCAGCAATTAGCTGGTTTTCACGAGAGTCAGGAGTAGTTGCTGGACGTCGTCGGGTTTTTGGCTTTGAATCAGTTTCTTTACGACGATTAACCATACGTTCCTCCTTCTTTACTTGTTAGTTTTTAGGCAACCCAGGAAAGATCTCGGAAATCGTAGTTATCGAGGCCTGCGCCCCAGTTACGAGTACCGATAATGTTTCGGTCAGAGTTGACAAAGAACCCGCCGTAACGAAATTCTGGTCCACGCCAAGATTCCATTATAGTATCGTTCCAGCGAGCATACTCGGTTCCACCATTACCATTGGCGTCGGGATTACGGACTAGCGTATAGAGATCGCCTTCAGCCTTCAGCTGCCATACGTCACCAATAGCATTCGGAGCCGCGGACATCGTTGCTTTTCGAACAGCATTACCGTTCTGGATAAGCAAAATACCACGTTCACTACTAGCTCCGGTACTCATAAGAGCAACCACACAATTCATCATGTAAGCGTCGGAGCGTAAGAAGATTCCGCTGAGCAACCCATTCATTGCGCTAGCTGTTGTGCCGCGCATGATCTGATCGTCAGTGTTCACTTTCTCGTTGTAGTTGATTACCGAACGACTATTCGAGTTTAAGCTCGTGGTGGTCGCAGCCCGAACGTATCCATTGTAAACTTCGGGACCTTGCGCCTGAATCACACGAACATTCCAGTCGAGAGGAAGCTCTCCGTTGGGAAGATCGTTGAAATCGTGATAGATTCGTTTACCAGCGTCAGGAAGAGCTGCCTGAAGGAACGTCACAGCGATACACCGTCCAAATCATACTCGCCCCAAAGGGACATGTACAAACCCTTACCGATGGTTCCAGAACCAGCCGAAACAACGTAAAGATCCAAAGTCGAACCCGCCGGGATGACAATGTCCAAGCCGTCTCGAATTTGGGTGAGGTTGTTGGCCGGCATCTGAAGGCTAGCTTCTTCGCCAAGATTCGTAGACCCATTAAGGTAAACGTGTCCGGTGGTCGGACCACCCGTGGTTACCGTTTCGAACCTATAGCGAATACCATAGAGTCGGGTACGGAATGGGACGTGGATCCCCAGTGGAGTTCCGCCACCACCAAAGCTTCGAGTACCAGCTTGAACCAAGATCTCCTGTTCCCAGCGAAGACCGGCCTTGATCATCTTCTTAAGTTTAAGGTTGAGACCCTGAGCATCGATGAGATCTTCGTCGGCAGGCGTTTGATAAGCGAAGTCCACACCAGTTCGAAAGATGGTTACGGCATTCGCCATCATCTGAAGCATCAACGATGACATTACGCCTTCGTCGTCTACGGCAACCGTTCCGTAAACGTAACCGGGCAAGTTCTCGTTGGCCCCAAAAGCCACTGGAGGATTCTTCACACCACCGAGGATGTTGGTGCCCGGTTCCCCCGGGGGTTCAAGAGGTCCCATTTTGACTTGAACTTCGGACGACAAGTCACCCAGAGGAATGCCCCCCGAGGGCTTGGTGTACTTCGAGGCAGCGAGTGTTCTAACAGCCTTGATCTCACCGCCTACCCTGACAAGCGCATCTGAAATTCTCTGAGTGAGGGACATTAGACGATAGCCGCCTCAAACACGCTGACGAGGTTGGTCTCCGGGTTGCCGATCTCGGTCTTGCTGTAAACGTCGAGGTTCGATCGACCCTGAGTCTTCTGAGTTTCGGTCAGAGTCTGAGCAGCATCAACACGAAGACGATTACCAAGGGCAGTCGTGACGGTCGTAGCGAAGTTGGCGTCGTTGCCAAGAGCATCCGCCAGTTCCTTGAGGGTGTCGAGGGTCTCGCCGGCACCACCAACAAGGGCAGCCACCTTGGCGTCGACGTCGGCTTCCGACTGGGCACCGATTGCCGTTCGGGCAGCCTGTGCGTCGGCACCAGCGGCGATGACGACAGGCTTTCCGGTGACCTCGGACCAGGTGGGTACGTAGTTACCGGCCTTGGCGGTGGAGCTCGTGGTACCAAGGATCAGGTTAGAAGTACCCGCACCAATCGCAGTTCGAGCCGCAGCCGCGTCCGCACCAGCAGCGATAACCGCCGGCTTACTGGTGACCTCACTCCAAGTCGGGACGTAGTTGCCCGCCTTGGCGGTGGTGGAAGTAGTACCGATAGCGAGATTCGAATTACCCGTTCCCGCTCCGATCGCCGCTCGTGCATCAGCCTGCGTGCTAGTCTTAAGAAAGGCGCGCGTGAGGGCGGTAGCGTCAACGATTGCGTCGACGGTAATGGTTCCACCAGCTTCAAGACCGGCTCGGAGTTCGTTGATCGCTCCAACGATCGACCCCTTCTCGATAGTCGAGAGGGAAGCAAGCGTGCCGATCGAAGACCGAACAGACTTGAACTCCGTTCCGACTCGTGTGGCAAGATTGGAAAGCTGTGATGCAAGGGACACGATGACCTCCTAAGTCATTGCATTTTCGAATAGCAGAGTAAGATCAACTTCGGGCGTCAAGCTTTCGACAATCGAAACATCTTGATCATGCACGTGCTGGGAAGACCAAACACGGTTAAGACTGGGTGCTCCATCATCGATTACAGCTCCACCAATGACGGCGCCATCTTTTCCCGGAGGACCTTGCTTGCCGGGAACGATAACGACCGGTGCTGTCTTTTCCTCCACATGAGCCGGAACCAAAGGTGTCTCGACTCGAGCAGAAACTTGTGGAACTTCTAGCTTGACCCGTACGATCTTCGGAAGAATCTCTACTGACTCAGCCATAAGTGCCCCGATACACGGGACCCTCGTAAACGGGGATCTCAGTTGTCAGATCACTTGCGAATGCTACTCGCAATGTCCATCGAACTTTGTTCTTCGTGGTTGTTGCCGGAACGTCGTCGGTTCGTTCGGAGTCGAGAAGAAAATCAAGACGTCCTTCAACGAGCTCCGCATCAAACCGAATCGTTTCCTCGCCATTCTCGATCTCGACATGTGAGGTTGTTCCCTCGGGCCAAGGTCGAGGCGGATCCGTCGTGTCATCAAGAACAGAAAATCGAAGATCGCCTCCCCTAGACAAGGGAAGAGCTCTCTGTTCAATCGGGTTAAACAGATTTGGTACTGTCATCCTCCTATCTAACGAACTGGGTTGTCGTCTTCAACATGTGGTGGCCAACTCCAACTACCTGGAACGGGTTCGTCAGAATACGGAACCATCTGATTGAAGAACCAACCCGTTGGATGGAGGATGCATAACCCGACATACACAACGCCATTGTTTGGTAGGCCAACGATGCCGGCGGGATACACCGCAGTGATGATCGCTGCATGAGGTGCTTGTGGGTACTCGCCGTTCGGAGTACCGTGTGAGTGGTAGTGAACAATGCGTCCGATTGTCGGCTTCATTGCGTCCCCCAAAGCCTTGTGTGATACTGCTTTGACTTTCGAGTGATAGTTTCAATCACTATCGATAGACTTTAGGTGTAGTTCCTATACAAAAACTAATCTTCGCAGTTCTTTCAACAGCTTTCGAACTACTTTGTAGATAGTTTCTCTATAGGGATTACACCCTAGTTCGCCTCGCTAACGACTCTAAAACCGCAAAGCCCAAAGCGAAACCAAAACCGCTTTTCCAAATATCCCCCCGGAGAATTTTTGAGG